GAAATCATAAATAGAAGATACAACGTAAATTTAGGAGGTAAGAAAGATGATTAAATTCATGGAAGTCAATGTAAACCCTAAAAAAAGAAAAACAGGGGATTGCTCAACAAGAGCATTAGTAGGAACTTTAGGTATTAGTTATGATGAAGCTTTAAAACTTCAATTTGAAGAAAGTTTAAAGTGCTACTATGACCCAACATCAAAGCAAGTTATGGAAAGGGTATTAAAAAAATTTGGTTACATAAAGAAAAAACAACCTAGAAAATCTGATAACACAAAATATAAAGTTAGGGAAATGGATAATATTTTAACACGTAAACAAATGGAGCAAGGTGTATTAATTACAATAGCCAATCATCACACTTGTATAGTAAGAGGTGTTGTATGTGATTTATGGGATTGTAGATATAAGAGTGTTGGAAATTATTATGTGAAAGTTGGAGGAGGTGAAAATAGTGAAAGATTATAGACTTAATAAAACTCAATTAGAACATTTAAGAGAGGAGTGTTTATTTGCTCAAGGTCCTATCGAATGTGAGAATTTAAAAACATTTATTTATGGGTTATATACAAATGGATTTATCACAGGTCCACAATTTCATGATTTTATAAAATTGATTAAGGAGAAATAGAATGAGTAGAAGATTGATAACCATGATTAAAAATAGTTCAAAACATTTATCTGATAATAAGAGATTTTTATTGGATACAATGAAAGCTATTGAACTAACTGCAAATGAAAATAGAAGAAAAGGGAGTAATTGGTATAAACCATCTTCCTTACACTGTATGAGAAATATGTATTTTACAAGAGTGGGAGCTGAACAAGATTCAACTCCTACGGAATATAATTCACAAGGTATGGCGGATACAGGAACGGATAGACATGAACGTATTCAAAATGCTTTAATGAATCTAAAACGATTTGGTTTTGATTGGGAATATATGGATGTAGAGGAATATGTTAAGAAAAAACAAAATGAAGGAAAATGTTTGACTTTAGTTGTTAAAGGAAAACAAGGTGCAGAAACATTATTATTTGATACAGCTTTAAAAATATCCTTTAGATGTGATGGTATTTTAAGAAAAATTTCTACTAATGAATATTTTTTATTTGAGTTTAAAAATGTTATAAGTTTTAAATATGCACAAGTTGAAAATAAACCCTTAGCACAACACCATGAACAAGTTATCTGCTATTGTACAGCATTAGATTTAGACAAAGCTTTTGTTTTATATGAAAATAGAGACACCTGCTCTCTAGAGTGCCCTTGTGTTTTTAACGTGAATCAAGAAATGAAAAATAAATTGTGTGATTATATCTATGAGTGTGAGGGCTATGTTGAAAGATTAATTGCTCCACCAAAAACAAATGACACAAAAAATTGTAGATGGTGTCCATTTAAAAGTATATGTAAGAAAGTAGGATAAATTTATGATTTATATAGGAATTGACCCTGGAAAAAATGGGGGTATTGCAGTCATTGAGTATGATAAAGCGCACACTTATAAATATGATAATGTGAAGTTGATTCAACTTTTAGATGATTTTAATGTCAATAAACAAAAAGTAAAATGTATGGTTGAAAATGTACATGCTATGCCAGGTCAAGGTGTAACTAGTATGTTTAATTTTGGAAAGAACTTTGGATTTATTCAGGGTGCTTTATCAGCATCATTTATTCAATATGAATTGGTATCACCTCAAAAATGGAAAAGAGAATTTGGGGTAACAAATGATAAGAACACTTCTATTGAATGTGCCATTAGATTATTCCCATCAGTTAATCTATTACCAACTGAAAGAAGTAGAAAACCACATGATGGAATGGCTGAAGCTTTATTAATTGCTGAATATGCAAGGAGACATATGAAATGACAAGAAGAATCACAAATGATGATATAGCATCTATAGAAAATTTGTCGAAGTTTGTATCAAAATTATCAAAATCTATAACTGATGAATGCTGTAAAGATTTAGACGATTTAATGCAAGAAATAAATTCAAACTTAAAGAAGATTCAGCCTATGAATGATAGAGATTTAGAGTATTATATTTTGGAGCTTGCAAATGTTCTTTACTTTGTTGGTGAGAAATTAGAAGAAATTGGGATTAAAGAAGATGTGTCAAAAGCTAAAAAAGTTGAAGTGTACAATACAGCTAAATTATTAGCAGTTGGTACAGTTGCAGAAAAAGATGCTGAAGCCTTAACAAAATCACAAAAAGATACAATCGTATACAATGTTTTTAATCGTTCGTATAAGAAAACAAAATTAAAAATAGATGCGGGATACGAAATGTTAAATTCATTAAAAAAAATAATGAATAAAAGATTATTAGAATTAGAGTTATCAAATTCTAAATATATTAATAAAAATAGAGAGGTGTTTTAAATGAAAAAATTAAATAAAACAAAAGTAACTTTATTAATTGTAGTAGTTATATTATTATTTGCAGTTTTAATTAACTTGAATTTTAGCAATAAAATTAAGGAACAACAAAAGCAAATTGATAATCTTAAGGACACATTAATTGAGAAAGAAAATCAATATAAACTATTACAGGATGAATATAATAGTGTTTTACAAGATAATGCTTATCTTGAAGGGCAAGTGGAAGAATTAAACAAATGAAGAGAATTAGGTACATTTAGAATCACGTGCTATTGGTTAGAAGAAGATGATTATGGAGATTTAACTTCTACAGGAACAAAAGCACAAGAGAATCATACAATAGCAGTAGACCCAAACGTGATTCCTTACGGTTCGATTATTCTAATTGATGGAAATGAATATATTGCTGAAGATTGTGGATGGGCAGTAAAGAATAATGTCATAGACGTTTGGGTTCGTCATAAATCTAATAGTTTTGGTGTTAAGTATACAAAGGTATATATAAAGGAGGAATAAAATGTCTTTAGAAAATGTTGTAAAATCGTTAAATAAAAACATGAAAATTGGAAATATATCTTTAGGTGTTGAAGAAAAAGAAATAATTAAAATTCCTTTTTCTTCTTGTCGATTAAATTATATGACTTATGGAGGATTGCCTGTTGGAAGAATTGCTGAATTTTATGGCAGTGACGGAAGCGGAAAAACAACAACTGCTATAGATTTGGCAGGAAATGCTCAAAAGTTATATCCTGATAAAAAAGTACTAATTGTTGACATAGAACATACATTTGATAGAATTTGGGCTACAAAGTTAGGATTAGATTGTGACAGCATATTATATTTTGACCCTGACTCAATGGGAGCCGAAGAAGTATTTAACATGATGATGGAATTATTTGAAACCGGCGAAATAAGTGTAGGTATTCTAGATTCTATAGGTGCTATGGTATCAACACAGTCAAATGAAAAAAATATTGGTGAGAGAACATATGGTGGAATAAGTATGTCTTTAACTGAATTTTCTAAAAAAGTAACACCTGTTCTAGCAAGAACTGATGCCATTCTTATAGGAATAAATCAAGTTAGAGATGATATGAATAGCATGTATGGAGGCACAACCACAACAGGTGGAAAAGCTTGGAGACATGCTTGCACAACTAGATTAGAATTTAGGAAAGGCAATTACATTGATGAACAAGGAAAAAATTTATCAAGAGCTTGCGAAAACCCAGCAGGAAACATAGTCAATGTGGCTATGACAAAATCAAAAATATGTAGAGCTGATAGAAAAGTAGGATTCTATACATTGAGGTATCTAGATGGGATTGATTATATTTCAGATGCTATAGATGTTGGAATTAAATTGGGTTTATTAAATCAAGCAGGAGCGTGGTTTTATTTAGTTGATTTAGAATCAGGAGAAATTTTAAAGGACGAAAAATTTCAAGGAAAATATAACTTGATTAAATATTATCAAAATAATAAAGAAGCTTATGATAAATTGATTCAAGGAATAAATAAGTTACAAAGCTAGAATAACTTCTAGCTTTTTATTATAAAAAAAATAAAAAACTTTACCCAAAACTATTTACATATGTATAACAATATGTTATACTATATATGAAGTTAAGGAAGTAACATAAATAAAAAAAGAAGAGGTACATATTATGAAAAAATTTGAATTAGCAGTAAAAATTATTGTTGACGAACAAGAAAAAGAATTAACAGGATATTATCAAGATTGGGGAATTGAAACATGGACTGATATGCTAGAAGCTTATGGTCAAGATTCACAAGATTTTAAAGAAGATGTCATTTACATGCTAAACGACTATTCAAATGAAAATAATGTTAATTTATATTTGAATGATTCTAATGAATTAGAAGATGAAGAAGGAAACTTTATCTCATATAGAAAAATCATTAATGCAGTAAGAAAAGAAATGAAAAATCGTGGATTATTAGCATAAGGAAAGGTAAGATATATAAAAATGGAAAAGAAATTACAAGAAAGAACAGCTATACTAACAAGAAAATTTATTAGATTTGAAGTAGGAGGTTGGATGAATGCTTGTGAAGATGGTGTGGAAGAAGTACCAAGTTTATTAGATTTATTAAATTCTTGCTATGATTCAGTTGTAAACACTATAGGAAATAAATAAATTAGATTCATTGGAAAAGAAAAAATTAAAGAATTAATTTCAGAACAAATGGCGATGGACTATCTTAACAATCAAGAAGAACCTTATTATAATTTATTTAACTTAAATGATATTGGTATTGCTATTAAAACATTTAGAGGAGGTGAGTAAAATGTGTAATAAAGAAATCATATCAAGATATATAGTAATGAATGAACTAGACCCAAGTATAGAATTACATACTTTTGCTGAATGGAAAAGACTTGGTTATAAAGTTAAAAAAGGTGAAAAATCAAAACATAAAATTTCTATTTGGAAAAGAGCTACTAAAAAAGTAGAAAATGAAAAAGGTGAAGAAGTTGAAACTCAAAATTACTTTTTAAAACTATCAGCTTTCTTTACGAGAGAACAAGTTGAAAAATTAGAGGTGCATTAATGAAAAATATATTTAAGAAAATAAATCGTTTTAAGGGGTATGATTTTAAAGAGAATCAACCCTTTAGAATACTACTAACTCCAAAAGGAGAATCTAGAGGAGCTAGACTTAAAAATGGGGAATTAAAAAGGAGATTAAGAAATGGATACGAGAGATTTTAGCACAATCCAAGAAAAATATTTAGCAAAATTATTAAATGGAAAAGTTCAACCAAATAGTGGTGGAACAAAATTTAGCGGAGGTGATGTTATAACGGAACATTTTTTAATTGAAGCTAAAACTTCAATGAAAGATAGAAAATCATTTTCAATTAAAAAAGAATGGATACAAAAAGCTGAGGAACAGGCTTTTGAACAAAATAAAGAGGAAAGTGTTGTAGCTTTTAATTTTGAACCAAATGGGGAAAATTTCTTTATTTTGAATGAACAGCAATTTAGAGATTATTTAGACTACAAGGAGAGTCATTTATGGTATGGAGGAAGTTTATATGGAAACGAAAGATAAAAAAGAATTAATGGAAGAATTATTACAAAGATACCAGCAATTAAATAGTATGTCAAAGGATAATAGTTCTTATGATGTTGTAAAAATGTATACTAGAAAATTAGAATTAGATTTAGCAGAAATCTTAATGAGAGGAGACAAATAATGGCAAGACAACCACTAGCAGTTAAATATAGACCTAAAAATTTTGACGATATGACTGAACAGTCCGCTATCAAGGATATTTTAACTAATCAAATTAACACAAAAACATTTCAACATGGGTATTTATTTACTGGTCCAGCAGGTACAGGAAAAACAACTTCAGCAAGAATCTTTGCTAATCTGATAAATCATGATGAAGGAAATCCTATTGAAGTTGATGCAGCATCAAATAGTGGGGTTGATAATATTAGAAATATTATTGATGATGCTAAAAAGAAACCACTTGATTGTGAATATAAGATATTTATTATTGATGAGTGTCATAGCTTATCTAGTGGGGCTTGGCAAGCTCTATTGAAAACTTTGGAAGAATCTCCTAAATTTTCAATTTTTATCTTATGCACAACTGACCCGCAAAAGATTCCAAATACAATTTTATCAAGAGTTCAAAGATATCAATTCAATAAAATAAGTAATGATGGAATTGTAAGGAGATTGCAGTTTATTTTAGAAAGAGAAAAAATTGTAAACTATGAAAATGAAGCATTAGAATATATTGCTAAAATTGTAAATGGTGGAATGCGTGATTCTATTACTTTATTAGATAAATGTCTATCTTTATCAAAAGAATTAACTATTAAAAATGTACTAGATACAGTAGGTGGGGCTGATTATGATATTTTATTCGATTTTGTTGAAAATTTAACGAATAAAGATACTAGAAAATCTATTGAAATTGTAGAATCAATTTTTAATGACGGGAAAGATTTAAAATTATTTATCAAAGATTTTAGCAAATTTATTCTAGATTTAACAAAATATTGTATCTTTAAAAGTTTCAAATATATTTCAATCCCATTTACAAATGAGAATCAAGAAAAAATTGAAATGATTATAAGTGATGATGTTTATAGTATTCTAGATTTAATGCTTGATATTACAAATACAATCAAATGGAATAATGAACCAAAAGAGATTATTGAAATGATGATAATTAATTATTGTAGAGGTTAAAATTATGATTGGTCAAAAGAACAATATTGAAATAATTAAAAATTGGAGATTAAATAGAGCAGTTCCTAGATTTATCATTATTAGTGGACCTAAAGGAAGTGGTAGGTTTACACTAGCAAAAGTCATTGGAAATGTGATAAATGCTAGATGTTTAATTTTTGATAATTCTATAAATGATGTAAGAAACTGTATAGAATATGTAAATACAATGAATGATAAATTATTATGTATTTTTAGAGACTGTGACAATATGAGCGTAAATGCTAAAAATGCCTTATTAAAAGTCGTTGAAGAACCTCCAAAAAATGCTTACTTTATCATGACAATTAATAATGATGATAGAATGTTAGGCACAATAAAAAGTCGTGGAACTATGCTTCATATGGAACCTTATTCATTTGAAGAGTTATCTTTGAAATGCACATCAAAAGAAATTTTAAAAGTATGTGCAAATTTTTATGACATACAAAATTGGAAGGATGTTGATGAAGTTGATAAATACAATAATTTTTCATTAGATATTATTGAATCAATCTGTCAAAAAAATGGAACAAAATTATTAAGATTAGCAAGAGAGTTAAAACCATTTAAAAATCAAGAATCAATGAGTGTTGAAAAATTTATGAAATTATTTTTATTAAATTTAATGCAGCACGAAGAATTATTATCAAAAGAAACCATAAATTTAATTTCTAATACACAATCACAAATGAATAATAAATCACTTAATAATTATTATTTAGTTGATAGAATGTTAATTGATATTTATTTCAATTATAAAGTTTAAAGGAGGTTTAATTAATGAAATTTAAATCATTTGATGAGGAATTATTATATAATTTTTGGACTGAGTTTTGTAGAGCGCCATCTATAAAAGAATTTAAAAAATTTGGTGGAGAAACCACTTATCAAGATTATCCTTTACTTTTGCAAGCTAATTATTATGGTAATCCTAGGGCATCAAGAGTAATTAGAGTTAGAGATTTAAGGACTAAAAAAGAGTTATTCATAGGGTCATGTAAAGAAGTTGCCGATGAAATTAATACAACTTCCTATAATGTAAGAAATGCTTTATTACTAAATAGACCAATTAACCATGATTATTCTCTAGAATTAATTTCTATTGACTATAATGTATTTAGAAAAAAATATAAGGATATGTACAACAGATGGGAAAAGTAGCTTTTAAAGATTGGGATTTATTAACAAAAATAAATTATTATCAACGTAAGATAATTCTTAATTGTATAATGTATTATGAATATGATAAATCTTTCTTAACTGATAATTATTACGATTCTATTTCTCATGAACTTGTAAATATGCAAAAAGAGTTAGATAAAAGTAGAAGATATAATGTTAAAAAGGATACAACTTATGGTTATATGATGTATGATTTTGACGGAAATACAGGATTTGACCTACCGAAAAGATTAAATCCAAAAGATTATGATTATTTAAATAATATTTGTGCATACAAATTATTTTTAAATGATAAGAAACAAAATAATAACAAGAAAATTATTAAGAAAAGAGGATTATTCTAATGGAATTAATAGATTTAAGAAATCATATAAAAGACAAAACATTACCGCATTTTTTAATTCTATTTGGAGAGGAACAATGTATATTAGATAATTACATTGATATTATTTCAAAAAATTATACAAAAATAGAGTGTCAATCAGTTATTTTTGCTTTGAATAAAGTAAATATGAAATCATTAGATAAATCTAAAAAAGCCTATATTATTAGTGAAGATTTAGATTTTATTAAAAATGAGAAAGCTTGGGCAACTGTAAAAAATACTTTTAATAATAAAAAAGATTTATTAATTTTAAAATATCATAAGCTAGATAAGAGAAATAAATTCTATATAGGTAATAAATCAAATGCAGTAGAATTTAATTATTTAACAAATGATATTCTTATTAATTATGTGTTAAAAGAGCTGCCTAATTTGAATGAGGCTAATTGTGATAAATTGATTGATTATTGTAGTAATGACTATGGAAGAATCTTATTGGAATGCGATAAGATAAAACAATATTCTAATTTTAATAAAAAAGATAATAATGAATCTTTTGAAATCCTGGATAAACAAGGGATATTTTTCAAAGAAATTGGAGATATTACTTTTGAATTAACGGATGCTGTTTTAGGGGGTTATAGTGATAAAGCTGTTATAAAATTAAATGAAGCAAAACAAAAAGGAGAACCTGCTATTATGATTGCAAGTATATTATATAATGGATTTAGAAATCAGTTAGCTTATCAGTCCGTCGGGTCTAATAGACAAGGTATTTGTGAAAAAACAGGTTTAACAAAAGGTGAAGCTTATGGATGCTCAAAACTGGTTGGAGGATATTCAATTAAAGAGCTGATTAGAAATTTAGGCATTTGTCAATTTGTCGAAAGTGGAATAAAACTAGGTAAGATTGATGAGTCTATAGCATTAGATTATTTAGTTGTTAAATGTTTGAGCTAGAATAACTTCTAGCTTTTTATTTAAAAAAAATAAAAAACTTTACCCAAAACTATTTACATATTGTTATACATATGTTATACTGTATATGTAGTAAGAAAGAGATACATAAAAAAAGAAAGAAGAGGTACATAAAATGAAAAGTTTAAAAGTTATCGTAAAAAATGAATTAAAAAGAAATGGAATTGCAGTTAAGGAATCAAAATTAGTTAAAAGTGGAAAAATCAAAGGATTAAAAACTGAATTTGTTTCAAAACAAGGTGATGTAGAATTAGAAAGAGATTGCTACAAAGATGCCTATACATATAGTGAAAATTTAGTACTTTATGTAAAAGAAGAATTAATTGAAAAAGTTCAAGAAATCGTTGATGGTTTAGATTTAACTAAATATGTTGAATCTAAAAAGACAATCTTTTGTGAAAACCCAAGAATCAATGTAATGGTATATACAAGATAATATAAAGGAGATAAGAAAAATGGAAGAAAGAAAAGTATTAATTACAAATGTAGCTAGACAATATATTAAAAAGCAAATGAATATCAAGGAAGAAGATTTTAAAGATTATTTAGAAATTGATTTATTTAAAGAATCAATCGAATATAATAAATCTAAATATGATTTAAAAGAGCTTGTTCTAGAAATTGATGATATGGACAACATTGTCATTAATAGGAAAGGATATGAAGTTGCTTTTCTAATTGAAAGTAACATTGATTTTAGATAGGTGATTTAATATGTCAATTAAAAGAAAAGCAGACCATATAGCTATCTATGGAATCTATGATACAAGAAATGATTATGAGTGTATTTTTGTAGGAACTAGAAAAGAAGTAGCTGATTATTTTGGAAGAACACCACAATCAATTAGTCAGGCAATATCTGAAGAGAATTTAATCAAAGCTAGATATGATGTTAAATTTATTTATTATGAAAAGCTTACTGAATTAGAGTGTAGAGTTTGTCATGAAATTAAGCCTATTAGATATTTTAGAAAAAGAAGCAAAGGAAATGGTCATGATAAAATATGTAAAGAATGTTTTAATGAAAAATACGGTAGTAAAAAATATGGTAAAAAGAAAGGGGGTGATTAGATATGTTAAATATGCAAGTAGGAATGATTCTATGTACTCCATTATTAATTTTTGGAATTGCAATGTTAGTGTTTGATTATTTAGATGAACATAAGGAGGGAGAATAAATGAGTGAACAAAAACAAACAACTTGCAAAAGATGTGGAAGAAAATTAAAAAATCCTAAAGCTATTGAATTAGGTATGGGAGCAACTTGTTATAAAAAATTTATGAAAGAGGAGATACATAAAAAACTATGGGACCAAATGAAATAAAATATGGTGATGTGTTTTGGATTGATTTTGATAAAGTTTTTCCGATAGCTAAAAATAAACATTATCAAAAAGGAAGAAGAATGGCAGTAGTTGTATCAAATGATAAGAATAATGAATATTGTGATTTAATAGGAGTTATTCCACTGACAACTAAAAAAGACCATTTACCTCAACATACTAAAATTAGAATTTTTGGAATTGATAATTATGTGCTTTCTGAACAAACAGTCACCATATCAAAAGAATTTTTAATTAAAAAAGTTTTATCTTTAAATGATTATAACATTAATAAAGTAAAACAAAGCATGAAGATTCAATTTAATTTATGGTAAAGGAGAACAGTATGAAATATATTATTACTTTAATAGAATTATTTATAGCTGTATTTATTGTACCAACTGTAGGTATGTTAATAGGGTCATATGTTGTTATGGGTTTAGAAAAAAGAAATAAAAGAAATAGGGGTAGATGGAGATGAAATACGAATTAAAAAATAATGGTAGAAGCTGGTGGGTCAAAGGAATGATCGTTGAAGGAGAAATTAATGAAAGAAGTGAAATTTTAGAAATCGACAGTATTGATATTTGTAAGTTGAATGTACACATCATGACTAAAGAACAAATCATTAACTGTATGGAATATCCTAGATGTGGATTCGGCAAAGACTATTTAAAGGAAATAAAACATACTTTTACAATGCTAGAAAAATTACTTCTAGAACATCAATTAGAAATGGGATATAAATACATTACACGTGAGGAATCCGGCAATAGATTGAATTTTTTCAAAAATAAACCTGTAACTAATGGTTATCTTTGGTTTGGTAAAGATGAAGATTTATACCCTGTTTTCGATATGTACCTTAAAGAGTTATATCCTTTTGTTTCTTATGAGAATGAAGAACCTACTTTAATTCAAGATATTTTAGACAAATATGAGGTGATTGAAAATGAAAAAATTTAAGTTAAAAAGTCCTCGATACACTTTCGACCATGAAGGTATGATTATTCGAGGGAAACTTAGTATGAGTGGACATGAAGTAGATGTGTACGCTAGAGATTTATGCGATGATAATATGGATATTATGAGTAAAGCTAACATCAGACAATGTATGGCAAGCGGAAATGATTTTGCATGGAGATATGAATTAGATGAATTAGAGTCTTTAGAGCAGATTAAACTGACTCATTTAGATTATGAAATGCTTAAGTTTTTGCAAAAACAAGGCGTAAAATATATTTGTAGAGACAAAAGCGGACTGATAAATTTATATGAAAAAGAACCTCATATCATGGATGATGATAGAACATGGTGGGCAGGCGGTGAAACTTGCTATTTAGGTAAATTTTTACAGCAATTATTCCAATTTGTCAAGTGGGAAGATAAAAAATATTATGTCATTGAAGATGTTTTAAACAACTATGAGGTGGTTGAAGATAAGAAGACCAAAAATTAGAGATTTTATAGATGAATGTGAAATACCAAATTGTACAGTTATTAACCTAGATAGTCTTGATGCAGTGTCTTATCAAAATGCTTTAAATGAATATATTGATTATTTAGAAGAACAATTAAGCAATCACGGAGGACAAATAATTATGGAAAAATCACAAAGTTTATTGTTAGATTTAGGATACGATAGAACTAAAGTAACTTATGATTTATTTAATATGTCAACAATAGAATATTCATCAACTGAACATGACCATGAGTTAAAAATATATATTGAAGAGGAAAGTGTACAAAGTGATGATGGGATATTAACAGCACCTGAAGTAAGAGCTATTTATGTTAAAATGAAAGAATTAGGATGTTATGATAAGAAATAAAAATTGGAATTGTAAAAGAAAATGTGAGTTAAACTTGAAGGAGTGTGATTTATAATGAAAAACTTTGAGGCTTATGAAGATAAAATTAAGGAATTAAAAGGTGACATTGCACTAAATAAAAGCGACGAATTAGTATCATGTAAGGGTTTTCATTGTAGCGATTGTAAATTTAGTAGTAGTAATAGTGGTAATGGTAAATATTGTCACCAAAACAGGGTTGAATGGCTATATGAAGAATATAAAAAGCCAAAAGTTAAAATTTCTTTAGCAACTAAATACTTTTTAGAAAGTTTAAGTGATAAGTATGAATGGATTACAAAAGATGAAGACGGTGCTGTTTGGTGTTATAAATTTAAGCCTGAAAAATATACACAAGATAAAAACAAAAGATGGACTGTATATGGTAGGGGTAATATTGCTGGCTTTAGAGATGTTTTCAAAAAAGAATTATTCGATTTCCTTTTTTGGGAAGATGAGGAACCAACAAACATTAAAGAACTTTTAGAAACTTGTGAGGTAATAGAAGATGAATGAAAGAGAAAAATTTAAAAAAGATTTTGAATTAGATTTATTAAAAGAATTTCAAGATGATGGCTGTGGCAGTGATTGTTTTGATGAAATCGGTATGCTCGTTGGTATGAGAATGAGAGGCTACTTTCAAGATGCCGAAGATGATGAAACCATTGATGAATTGATTGAAAGATATGAATATTAAATATTGTGAGGTAATAGATGATGAATAAAATAGAAGAATTTAATGTTGATGAATATATAGATAAAGTAACGGAAACAAAAAGGATATTTAGACAATCGCTTGAAAAATATGGCAAAGAACCACAATGTAGACAAGCTATGGAAGAATGTGCTGAACTTATTCAAGCAATTAATAAATTTCTTCGTTATCCAAATGATAAACATTATGCTAATTTAATCGAAGAAATAGCTGACGTTGAAATCATGCTGTATCAATTAAAAGTGATGTTTAATATTGATGATGACCAAGTGTTTGCTTTTAAAGTAGAAAAAGCAAAGCGAGAACAAGAAAGGTTGAAAAAGTTATGACAGCAAAAGAAATGTTTAAGGAATTGGGATATGACTCTGACAATCTCAGTCGTTCATATTATTGTGGCAGGGAGTGTTTGATATATAACAAATTTTTATACGGAGATGAGAGAAAAATAATAATATTTGATTTTACTGATAAGGATGTTGAAATTCGTTGTATGAGAGATGTTACGTGGCAAAATCCTCTTTCAAACAGTGAAAATACTTTTAAGACTTGTTTTGTTGATATAGATTTATTAAAAGCAATTAACAAACAATGTAAGGAATTGGGGTGGTTAGATGAATAGACCCGATAAAAATAATTACAATAGAAGTTTCAGTTTAAATTATGATAATAAGTGGTTTGAAAATCAAAATCATCGATATGTTAAGGATTTGGAAAAATATGTAGACCAATTAGAAAAAGCATTCAATAAAGCGTGTGAAGAACTAATTAAAATGTGCCGTCAAACAAAATGTAAAAATTGTCATTTTGTTTTAGAACAAGAAGAAGATAATAATGATTGCCCAGTTCAAGGGAATTGCTGTAGTTTTGATTGGAAAGAGTGGTGTATGAAAGAAAATGAAATTAAATAAATTGAAATATGAATACTTTAAGGGTGCTTTTGCATTGTGTGATTTTGTGAATAAAAAAGGCATTAAAAAAGAGGACATAGTTGAGATAATTAATATAAATGGTATATACCCTTTAGCTATGTTTTATTATGAATAGGATAAATAACAATGGAATGTATAGATGAAATAGAAAGTGCTATTAATATAATTAATATCATGGTAAGAAAATGTAAGGAGAAAATAAAAATGACAATGTTTGATAACGAAATTCAATTTAAAAATTATATTAAATATTATTTATCCTCACATAAATATACAGTAAGAAAATATAAAAATAAATAATAGGAGGAAAATATATGAGCGGCGAATTTTATAAAGATTTATTAAATAGCAGGTATGAACAAGAATTTAATAAATGTAAAAGTGAAATGAAAAAATATATAAAAGATTTTAAATCTGGTATTATACAAATGAGTAAGGAAACCCTGCATAAATATTGGGTATATAGTGAATATTTAGAAAGGAATAAAAAATAATGCTAACTTTAGAATTAATATCAAAAACTGTTACTTGGGATACATTGATAATTATTGAATATGATAGTACACAAATAGCAGTATCAGCTAATGCAGTTGACTTACTAGATAAAGAATTAAAAGAACGGGATATATTAGAAGTTAATATTAGATATAGTGATAGATTCAAACAACTTGTGGTAGTTGTAACATTATAAGAAAATTAGTATAATTAATATATACAAAATGGAGGGTGGCAATATTACAATTCCTGTAGATGAAAATGAATGCTACTTGGATATTACATTTGAAGAGTAAAAAAGATATTTCATATTATTACTAGTTTATTAAAAAGAGTATGGCCGTACTCTTTTTATTTTTTATTATAGTTTGTATATTTATAATAATTATAATATAATTAATTTTGTAAAATATTTATATTATTTATTAAGTAAAGGAAGTGATTTAATGCCTGGTGATAACTCAAAACACTTGATTCCTCAAAACCAACGAACAAAAGAACAACAAAGTCAAATAGCACGTATGGGAGGTATTGCTAGTGGTAAAGCAAGAAGAAAGAAAAAAACCATGCAACAACTAGCCAAAATGATGCTGGAGTCAGAAACAAATAAAAAGAACGTTCGTTCAGTCAAAGGATTATGTAAAGAAATTGAAGATGAAGATATTACTGTGATGGCATCAATGATTGCAGGACAAGCAAGGTCCGCAATGAAAGGAAATGCTTTATCTTTTCAAGTATTAACTGAATTAGCAGAAAAAGAACAAGAGAAAGAAAATACATCATTCTATATTCCTGCTAAAGATATAGCTAAATCATTTGTAGATTTGAATAGAGATATTGATAATCCTGATTATAGTGAGTTTTGGTTAAGGGGCGGACGTGGTTCCACTAAATCCACGTATGTAGGAGAAAAGACTATTGAGTTAATGAAAAACAATCCTAACTATTGTGCATTAGTGATGAGAGAGGTTGGAAATACTCTTAAAGATTCCGTTTATATGCAAATTAAGTGGGCTATTGACCATTTAGGGTTAACGAGTCAATTCAAATTCACAGTATCGCCGATGGAAATAACTTTAAAAGAAACAGGGCAAAAGATTTATTTTAGAGGTGGAGATGACCCACAAAAGATTAAATCTATTAGACCGCCTGAAGGAATGTACATTGCTATTAGATGGTTTGAAGAAGCCGACCAGTTAAAAGGTATGAAGGAAATTCGTAATATTAATCAGTCTACTATTCGTGGAGGCGATAGGTACTATACATTCTTTTCTTATAACGTTCCTATTTCTAACACTCATTGGATTAATGTAGAAGCATCAAGTGGAAAACCTGATAGAATAGTACATGACAGCGATTATAGAGATGTTCCAAAACAATGGCTCGGTAAACAATTTTTTGATGATGCTGAATGGCTAAAACAGATAAATCCAAAAGCTTATGAGCATGAATATTTAGGTATTCCGGTAGGTCAAGGTTTAGAAGTATTTGATAATTTAGAAATTAGAGAAATTACTGATAATGAAATAGCTTCATTTGATAAAGTATTATATGGTGTCGATTGGGGTTGGTATCCTGACCCATTCCATTTTGGTGGGTGCTATTATGATAGTGCTAGAATGACATTGTATATATTTGATGAATATAGATGTAATAAGAAATCAAATAAAGATACTGCTAATGTATTATTAAATGAGAAAGGTTTGACAAGATATGATATAGTCACTTGTGACAGTGCTGAACAAAAGTCTGTAGAAGAATATAGAACATATGGAATTAATGCTAGAGCAGCTGAAAAAGGTCCTGATTCAGTAAGATTTGGGATGAAGTGGTTACAATCACTATTAAAGATAGTAATAGACCCAATTAAATGCCCAAACACTAAAGAAGAATTTTCTAAATATCAATATGAAACAACACCTGAGGATGAACCAATAAGTGCATATCCTGATTTAGACAACCATAGTATTGACTGTATCAGATATGCAACGGAACAAATATGGAAAAAACGTGGAGGTGCTAGATATGGTCGTTAATATTTTAGGGGAAGAATATGAAATTAAAATATTAGAAAAAAGGATTCTTGTATGCTAGAAAATAATAGTGATGGTTATGTCCATTATGATGATAAACGAATTTATCTTTGGAAAGAAGATATATGGATTAAACATACATTATTGCATGAAATGGTGCATGCTTATTTACATGAAGCAGGGATAGAATTTAGTTATGGAATTCACAATGAAGATAATGTTAATTTTATTGCTCGTATGATTCCAAAAATTAGTAATCAATTTGATAATGTGAAAGGAGATATAAAATGAGAGAATTAGTATTTAATATTTCAGGTCAAAAGTTAGAAAAGAATGAAAACTGTAATTTTGATGATATAGTTATGAATAGTAATAATTATTTAAAATTATTATTTGACTTTGATGCTTCTTGGAGAGGTAGTCGAAAAGCAATAAAATTAACAAATGGGAGGGACAAAGAAGTTAATTTATTAATTAAAGGAAATTCTTGTTTAGTACCAAATGATATTACTAATAATAATTATTTTACATTGAAATTATATGGTAAAAACAATATAAGTGAATTTGAAACAAATGAGCTAATTATTAATCAAATATAAGGGAGGTATGTAATAATGAGCGAAATTCAAGATTTATTGAATGCATCAACACAGGATATGGTTGATGATTACTTAATTATTGATGATAATAGTAGAGAAATATATGTTCCTTCAGGTGAGTTATTATTTGGTGTCACTAATGATGAAAAAACTGAAAGAAAATATTTTCAATGCCCTAGAATCGTAGGAGATAATGTTGATTTAACACAATATCAATTATATATTAATTATCAAAATGCAAATGGAGAAAAAGATAAATATATTGTTACCGACGTAAAAGTAGTAGATGATAATATCACATTTACATGGTTATTATCTAGAAAAGTAACTGAATATCAAGGAAATATTAGTTTTATTGTGTGTGCTAGAAATGTAGATTCATTAGGAAATATAACTAATGAATGGAATACTGCTATTGCAACTGGTACATGCGTTGTTGGTTTAGAAGTTGATGATTTAACTCCCGGAGAACAAGAACAAGCTAGAGATTACTTCTTACAATTAGAAAAAGAATTATCAGCATTGGCTGAAACCGAAAATAACAGATTACTTACTACCTCAAGTAATCAAATCACAAACATCACAAATAAAGGCTCTGAACAAGTCCAATTAGTGGAAAATACAGCCAAAAAAGCTTTAGATAGTATTCCATCTACTTATACAGATTTACAAAAACAAGTTAATGAAGTAGAAGACCGTGAGTTAAAGGATGCAAATGGTATTACTCAAGAATTGACTATTACGGATGGTTATGCTCAATTAACAGATGCTGCTACGAAAAGATTGAATAGTTTAGTTATTAAAGGTAATAGTGAACAAGAAGGTTCAACTGCAACCTCTTACGAACCATATACTGGTGGCAAACCTTCTCCTTCGCCTGAATATCCACAAGAAATTAAAGCGGTTAATAAATTGAGTGGAGTTATGTGTGGAAAAAATTTATTTAATTACAATACTTATATAAAAAATAATAAACAATTAAAAATTATCATCAAAGGTGGAAAGACATTGTTTAGAAACAATAGTATTTCTAGTGGATTAAATTATAAAATATATGATATAAATAACAATATTTTGGGGACTTTTATCAGTTTAAATTTTACAGCGACAAATCCGTTAAAATTACCAACAAATGCATCATATATTGAGATAAAATCTGATAATCCTTTTAGAAATTTATATATTGGGTATAGTTCAAACACCACTTATGAACCTTATATTGGTAGTATTTTAAATTACACTCTTCAAAATCCTCTTTATAAAATTGGTGATGTATATGATTACATTGATTTTAACAGAGGCAAGATTATTAGAAATGTTGGTGTTGTAACTTTTGATGGAAGTGATGATGAACTTTGGAACAAATATAGTAATAACGTTAGCATGGATGGATATAGTGTAAATGTCAGTAATGCAATAGATACTACTCCATGTAGTTGCAATAAACTTTTAACCACAGATTCTATTTCTACTACATTGGAAGAAGCAATAAAAGTTTTAGATAACGCTATGTATGTTGTATTAAATAAAATAAGAGGTCTAAATACTACTGAGCTATTTAAAAGTTGGCTTCAATCAAACCCAATAACAGTTTATTATCAACTTTCAACACCAACTGAAGAAGATATTCCAACTGAACTTTTAACTCAATTAAAACAATTACAAACATATTCAGGTGAAACAAATATTTCATTTGAAGCAAGTGATGTCTACCACACTATTGACCTAGAATATATTAAAGATACTAAAAAATATATTGAAAGTAAAGAAGAACTTGACAATCAAAGCATCATTGATATTGATTATAGAGTTACTTGTTTAGAATTAGATTTGGAGGAACAATAATATGACTATTTATGAAAGATTGAAAAAAGGAATTAATTCTAAAATTAATAAGGGTTTATTAGATGATGCTTATGTTGAAAAAACTAAAAATCAATTAGATATTTTCTTCTATGGTGACCGCATCACACAAGAACAATATAAAGAATTAATGGAATTAATTGATTCTAATGTTATTGAAGAAGAAAAAAACAACATTAGAGGAGGAATAATATGATTAAACACATTATCGAATTAATTTTACAAGCTCTAAATAAAATGATTGGAAATGCTAAAGTTGATAATAGTATCGATTCTAGTATTTCCGATACTATGATGAATTCTATATCATTATGGAAGAAAATGTATAAGAATAAAGCTCCTTGGGTTAATAAGGATGACACAGGAGTTATTTCTATTGGTATTCCAAAATTAATTTGTAAAGCATTTAAGCAGCAAGTTTTGAGTGAAATGAAAACTGATATTATAGACTCAAATATTAGTACCGAAGTAGACAAAGACAAACAAGAAGAAACTAAAACAAGGGCTGACTATTTAAACAACGTTTATAAGAAAAAATTAATTAAAAAACTTCCTAAAGTATATGAAAAAGCGTTAGCTTTAGGCGGAGTTATCATCAAGCCTTATATTAAAAATGACCAAGTTTACTTTGATTTTAACTATCAAGGAGAATTCTATCCTATTGCTTTTGATGATGATGGGAATATTGTGGATATTGCATTTTTAGACCAATTTAGAAGCGGTGAAATTTTATACACAAAAGTAGAAAGGCAAACATTTGAATACAATACTGTCACGATTGAAAACAAAGCTTTTAAAATTAAATTAGATGCAAATGGGGATGAAAATTCAACTCAAGAATTAGGTGAGGAAATTCCATTAACTGAAGTAGAAAAATGGTCCACATTAGAACCTAGAGTAGAAATTGAGAATGTAGAAAAACCTTTATATGGTTATTATTGTGAACCAATTTCAAATAATGTTGATATGAATTCACCACTAGGGGTATCGTTCTTTGGTGATGCTGTTAATTTAATACAAAAAGCTGATGAACAATTTGGTAGGCTAGATTGGGAATATGAAGGAGGACAAATGGCTATTGATGTAGACCCTACTGCTTTGCATTATGAAAATGGCTATTATGGTACTCATTCAGTAATGGATAGAATGAAAGATAGATTATATCGTTCTTTGGATTTAGGACAATCCAATACTTATAATGCTTTCGCTCCAACCTTAAGAGATGCTAGTTATTTAGATGGATTAAACAATATCCTAATGAGGATTGAAGATACATTATGTCTTTCTAGAGGTACTATTTCTAATGTAGAAGCTGAAGCAAGAACTGCAACTGAAATTAGAGTTTTAAAACAAAAAGCATATGATAATATCGTATCGCATCAAGAAGCTTTAGAAGATACTTTAATGGATACAGTTTATGCCATGAATGTTTTAGTTGATTTGTATGAATTAGCACCCGACGGGGATTATGATACTACGGTTGAATGGGGAGATAGCGTTTTAATTGATACTGATACTGAACTTCAACAAAAGATTCAATTAGTAGAGGCTGATATTCTAGATAAAGCTGAAGTACGTGCTTGGTATACAGGAGAATCTTTAGAAGTCGCAACTAAAAAAATCAAAGATATGCAAAAAGAAAAACAAGAAAATATGATGAATGATTTATTTAATAATGGTCCAAAAACAAATGAATTAGACACAGAGGAGGAATAATAGATGGCTATTACACCCACTGAACTTACAAATAAAGCTTTTGAAATAGCTAAAAGATTTAGTAAAGTGAATACTTTCTATTTAAAAATGATGGCTAAACAAATTAAAGCTATTGGAAAATTAGATAAAGACAACTTGCATAGATTAGAACAATTAGCTTTGATGGGAAATAATATCAAAGAAATTAATTCTATGTTAGTTAAAGAAACAGGATTAGCTTTAGAGGATATTCAAAAATTATATCTTGAAAGTGCAGGAGAAGAATATAAGGATGCAGCTTATTTATATAATTATACGGGTGTAGCTCAACCTCCTTTTTCTAAAAATAAACCTTTGAATAGTTACATTGAATCAGTTAAGAAATTAACTGATGGCACATTTATAAATATGTCACATACAACTGCCATTTCAAAAGATTATAGAGATATTATTGATTTAGCTATTGATACAGTAGCCACAGGAATGGACGACTATGAAAGTGTAATGAAAAGAATGTTATTATCCAAAGCTAGAAAAGGAATGAGAATCACATACGCTAGTGGTAGAACAAGAAGATTAGACAGCGCTTGCCGAATGAATATTTTAGAAGGTGTCAGACAGGTCAATAATGGCATTAGAAAAGAAATGGGGAATCAATATGGTGCTGATGGAGTAGAAATTGATGCTCACGGCTTATGTGCTGAAGACCATTTACCTTATCAAGGAAGACAATACACTATTAAAGCTTATGAAAAATTAAACGATAAATTAAAAAGACCTATTGGAACATTGAATTGTAGACATGGAATTTCTTATATCATTTTAGGGGTATCACCAAAAACATACACAAAGGAAGATTTAGAATTAATGAAAAAGAAATCTACGGATAAAGTTACAATCAAAGGAAAAGAATACACTAAATATGAAGCATCACAATTAATGCGTTCTATTGAAACTGAAATGAGATATAAAAAAGATGAAATTATAGCTTTAGATTCAGCAGGGTTTGATTATAAAAAACAAGAAACAAAATTAGGAGAATTGAAGTCATTATATTATCATGTTGCTAAAAAATCAGGTATTACACCGAGATTTAATAGGACATATGTATGGGGTTATGATGAAGATTAAATAATATAGTTATGTACTTGTAATAAAAATAATATTTTATTATAATAATAATGTAAGTTAACCTAGATTGTGGAAAACACAATTAAAATAATATTTTAAGGAGACATTAATTTATGAAAAACATTTTTGACATTTTGAAAGGAATTGGAATTGAAATTCCTGAAGACAAGAAAAAAGATTTTAATTCAACTTTTAATGAAAATTATAAAACAATTAATGAAGTTGAAAAAATTAGTAATGATTTAAAATCAAAAGAAACTGAAATTAAAAACTATAAAGCTGATATTTCAAAACGTGATGATGATTTAAAAGCGTTACAAAAACAATTAAAAGATGCAGGAACAAGTCAAGAAGAACTTGATAAAGCAAATGCAAAGATTGATACTTTGACACAGGAATATGCTGATTACAAGAAAAATTCTGAAACAAAATTACAAAAACAAGCTTATGAATTTGCAGTAAATCAAAAAGTAGCAGGATTAAAGTTTAGTTCTAATTCAGCTAAAAAAGCATTTTTAAGTGAAATCATGAAAGATGAATTAAAAATGAAAGATGGAGAATTAATTGGTTTTGATGATTATGTAGAAACTTATAAGAAAGATGATGAAGGAGCTTTCTTAAAAGAGGAACAAACAAAAAAACCAACTATTAAATTTTCAGGAAAATCAGGTAAAGTTGATGACCCTGAAGATGTAGATGACCCTGAAGATGTAGAACGTCCTAATCCTGTAATTTGGTAGAAAATTAAAGGAGGAAAAATTATATGGCAGTAAAAACACAAAATAGAATTGAATCATTAAGTGTATTATTGGATGGTTCTAGTGAGGGAAAAATGCTTTTAAAAGAAGCTTATGATGGTGTTCTTGAAAATGTGCAAAAAGGCGCAGTTTCAGTACAATTAAAAAATACTGATTTATCAGGTGACCCTTTAGCAGGTACAGTAGAAGCAAAACGTTTTGCTAATGCAACCGCTCAAAATTATGGTACTGCTCGTACAGGTGGAAAAGGTAATAATGTAAAGGGTAAAACAGTTACAATTCCTATTGATACTGATAGAGAATTTGTTGAAGAAATTGAACAAAAAGACGTTAGATTATTAGGGGTTGATGGATTAGTTGCTAAACGTTCAGCCAACCACGCTCAACGTTTAATTGCTGAATTAGATACAAAATTCTTTGAAGTAGGTAAAACTGAAGGAACTGAATTTAAACATGCTACAGGAGTAACTGAAATCCAAGAAATTGTAGAATCAGCTATCTTACATTTAGAAACTTTAAAAAATGATTATATTGATGGTTTAGACCGTTCAATGCTACAAATCGTTTTTGACCCTGACACTTATTCTAAAATGCGTATGTATTTAGATAAAGTTGTAAATACAAATGTTGACACTACAACTGAAGAGTTCTTCTATTATCATGGTGTAAGATGTCATAGTTCAAATAGATTACCTGAAGGTGTTAAATTTGAAGCTATGATGAATGAATCTATTGCACAACCTATTAGAAGTGTTCCTTACACAGCTGAAAGAATTCCTTTAAGTGAAGCAGTAGCTGTTGAAATGTTCTTCTATTATGGAACAAAAGCAGTGACACCTGAAACAATCATTTATTATGAAGGAAATGAACAATCCTAGAAGGAGGTAATTTAGCATGGAGATTAAATTGCCAAATGGTACAGGAGTTGTAACCAATAATCATGATTGTATTGAAATGTATAAGAAAATGGGTGGGATTGAAGTTGAGGAAAAACCAAAAAAAGGTAGACCACCAAAAGAACCGACTAAAGATGAATAGTAAGGAGGGAATGATAAATGAATTATATTTCTTTTTCAGATTACAAAAACTTTGGAGGGAAATGTGACCAACAATCATTCCCTAATTTACAATATGAAGTAGAATCAAAATTAAATTATATAACCTGTAAGAAATTAGAATTATTGGTTAATGAGTTAGAATCAGTACCTGAATCTATTAAAAGACTTGAAGTTAAATTAATAAATACTTTATTTGATGAAAATAGTACAAATGTAAGTGATAAATTAACTAGCTATAGCAATGGAATTGAATCTTTCGGTTATGACACTTCAAAGAAAAATGAAAGTGTTATTTTAGAAAAATTCACAACTATTGCACATGAATATTTATATGAATATCCAGAATTATTCTATCGTGGTAGGTGGTTATATCGTGCAAGGTAATATTACAATTTTAAATAAATTAAAAAGAACTGATTCTATAACTGGTTTAGATGTTTGGTATAAAACAGTTATTAAAAGTTGTACTTATTCAAGAACTAAAATTTCCAATGTTAATGGACAAGTTGTTTCAATGGGAACTCAATTTACAATCTTGATTCCGTTTACTAATAAATATATGCCTTATTATAAATGGAAAGAATTAGAAAATAAGGATGCTTATTTTACTTTATCAAACCAAGATATTATTATTTTAGAAGAAATCAAAGAAAAAGAGATAACTCCTAATAACATAGTTTCTATTAGAAATAAATATAGTCCAAATGCTTGTGAAATTAGAAATATTGAAGAAGTAGAAAATAAATTTGATACTCGTTATCAATTTAGGATTAATGGTATTTAACTATGAAGGTAAAAATAGAATTAAGTCCATCAAATACTATAATTGCTAAATTACTAAATGACAAGGTGGGCATATATTTAGCTGAAACATGGGCTAAACAATTTAAAAAATATATTCCTGCCGATACAAAAATGTTAATGAATAATTATGTGACTGAACCTTATAAAGTTACATATAATCAAAAGTATGCTAGGTATCAATGGAAGGGTGTATCAAGTAAAGGTAGGCCTTTGAATTATAGTAAAGATGTTAACCCATTTGCTCAATCACATTGGGAACAGGCAGCTTTTAGAGATAAAAAAGATGAAGTTGCTAGAAGTGTGTCTGAATTTATTAACCGAGGAGGAAGATAAATGAATAGTATATATGAAGCTATTTCAATATGGTTAAGAGATTGTCCTGAAGTAAATGGATATACTTATTTTAATGTTATCCCAATGATTCCTGATACTGCTTCAGTAAATTCTAATTCAAGTAGTGAAATACTAAATAAATTTATTGACGGGTCAATGGAAGTTAGACTTATGTTCAATATAAATCTAGTGAAATCATATGATGAGGGTACAAGTGATTTAAATTTAGAAGCAATAAATTCGTTTGATAAAATTACTAAATTTATAGAAGATATGAATTTAAAACAAAAATTTCCCAGTTTAGGAGATAACTATATAGTTAATGAAATTGGTTCATTATATAAAGCTCCTGAAGTATATACTTTACAAGAAGATACTTCTATTGCTCGGTACGAAGGACAATTTTATATTCAATATTTACAAATGAAAGGAGATTAGAATTATGGCAGCTATGACAAAATTAACTAGAAATCAGTTCATCCCATTTTTAGATGTTACTAAAGATACAACTTTTGCATCATCTAGTTGGAAACAAATTGATTACTCTACAATTTTTGAATTGACAATGAATGAAAGTGAAGAAGATATGGATTATATTTGCTTTGCAAATGCGGTAACTGAAATCAATGGAAATCAACCTGAATTACCTCAAGAAATTGCTTGTTATGAGGGAAATCCTATTTATGATTTTATGTTTAATGAATTTTTCAATATGCCTGTAGGCAGTGATGTTAAAGTACCTTTCTTAATGTGCTTTGGAGGAACTGAAAAGAAAGCTTGGAGATGTGTTGCAACTTTGACATCAAAAGTGTTAAATACAGTTGATGGAAAAATTACTTTTTCAATTAAAATGGGTGGAGACATTGAAAAAGGAACGTATGCAATTACAAGTGGTGCTCCAACATTTACTAAATCAGGAGGTTAATTTTAAATGGACTATCAAGTAGAATTTAATGGTGACGTATTCACATTACCAAAATATAATTTAAAAATTGCTGAACAATTAGAAAAACAGGAATTATATAACTCTAAACCAGAATTACATTTTAAAGAAAAATGTAAAGGAATGTATGAATTAGTGTGTAATTTATTAGGGCAAGAAAACTGTGAAAAAGCTTTAGGCAAATTTAACAACGTAGACCCTAATGAATTAAATATTCTATATTTATCAATTATTCAAACATACAATAAACCGTTAAATAATTTTAACCAATCCCTAGCATTAGGTGATATTGATTTATCATCATACGACAAATTAATTGAACTTATCAATGCAATTGATAAAGCTCAAAATTTAACTGTTAATAAAAAATGATAGATTTAAGAACAAAAGGCTTGCCGAATTCCATAAATGTAGGAGGCAAGTCTTATTTATTATACACAGATTTTAGAGAGTGGTTAAAATTTGGAGAAATGTTAAAGGATGATTCTATTTTTAAGGATTTTAATTATATAGATTTATTCTTTGTTATTAAAGATAATGTATTAGCAATAGAAGCCATTGCATATCAAAAAGAATTTTTAGAAGCACTAATAAATTTTTATAATAATAAAAATTCAACACCAATAGAATCAACCGATACATCAAATGATATTGTATGGGATTATATTCAAGATGGTGAATATATAGTTAGTTCTTTTATGTCTCAATATAATATAGATTTAACATCATGTGATATGCATTGGCATATGTTTAAAGCATTATTTATTGGATTAAATGATTCAACTATTATGTCCCAAATTATGGGCTTTAGAAGTTATAAAAAAGATAATAAATCTTATGAAAAACAATGTCAAAAATTAAAAAATATGTGGTCACTACCAAAAAAAGAAAATAAGAATACAAATGACATTTTAAAAGAAATACGAGAAGAATTTTATAATACTTAATGGGAGGAGGTTATAATCTATGAATGATGGTAAAGTTACAATAGAGACACTACTTGACCAAAAAGGGTTAAAAGAAGGTATTGAAGAGTTAAAGAAGAAATTAAAAGATTTAGCCAAAGATACACAAGGAACCACTAATCAAATGAACAATCATTTTAATGGGCTCGGAGCTAAACTAAAATCTTTTGGTTCTTCAGTTGCCAACGGAGCTAAACAAGTAGCAGGTGCTGTTGTTAAAGGTACAGCTGTGGCTGTAACAGCTTCATCTACTGCCATAGCAGGTTTAACTGCACAAGCTACAAAATCATATGCTAAATATGAACAACTTGTTGGTGGAGTTGATACTTTATTTAAAGATGCTTCTAAAAAAGTGCAAGAATATGCCTCTCAAGCTTATAAGACTGCTCAAATAAGCGGAAATCAATATATGGAACAAGTAACAGGATTTAGTGCATCCTTATTACAATCCTTAGGAGGAGATACTCAAAAGGCTGCAGACTATGCTAATAGAGCAGTGATAGATATGTCAGATAATGCTAATAAAATGGGTACTTCTATAGAATCTATACAGTGGGCTTATCAAGGTTTTGCAAAACAAAACTATACAATGCTTGATAACTTGAAGTTAGGATATGGTGGTACAAAAGAAGAAATGAAAAGATTAATTACTGATGCTTCTAAAATGACTGAAATTCAAAAAGAGTTAAATGTCACTGTTAAAGACGGAGATTTATCTTTTGGAAATATTGTTAACGCTATTTCAGTTATGCAAAAAAGCTTGGGTATTGCAGGAACTTCAGCAAAAGAAGCTGCTACAACTATTGAAGGTTCCGTTAATATGATGAAAGCATCTTGGGATAATCTTGTAACAGGTTTAGGTAGTGATGATGCTAATTTACAAGAATTAATTAATCAATTTGTGGAAAGTGTTGATACTGTAGGAGATAATATATTTCCTAGAATAGAAATTATCTTAAATGGTATAGGTACATTAATTGAAACTATGCTTCCAAAAATTGTGGAAAGAATTCCAAAGATTGTTATAGGAATTTTGCCAAAATTAATCGTTGCAGGAGTAAATATGGTTGGTGCAATTATTCAAGGATTTGCTACTGCTATTCCTGAATTAGCGAACACTATTTTAAAAGGTTTTGATAATAGCTCATTATCATTAGCAGGTACAGTATCACAATTCATTCAAAAAATTGCTATTGCTCTTGATGATGCTATACCTCAGTTGTTTAAATTTGGACAATCCTTAAGTAGCAATATAGGTACTATTGTTTCACAAGTTATTTCAGGATTGAAAACTGGATTTGATAGTTCAAGCACAATACTGATGACAAGTGGATTTACGATTATAAATAACATCATTAGTGGAATATTATCAGGTATACCTCAATTATTAGAATTAGGTTTAACTTTATTGAGTTCATTAGCAGAAGGATTTGTAAATTCAATTCCAACTGTATTACCGCAATTACTTCAAATAATTCAAGATTTTGCAACAAGTTTAGCAAATTCGGCTCCAACTTTAATTCAAAAAGGTTTTGAATTATTAAGTAATTTAGTTAAAGGAATAACAAATGCCATTCCAATATTAATTGCATATGTTCCTACAATCATTACAACTTTTGCTAATATCATCAATGATAATTTCCCGACAATTTTAGCAAAAGGTTTTGAAATAATTGTACAATTAATAGCAGGCTTGATAAAAGCTATCCCAACATTAATTGCAAACATTCCTCAAATTATTAAAGCTATTGTATCAGTTTTCATAGCTTATAATTGGTTAAATTTAGGTGCCAATATAATTAAAGGTATTGGAAATGGTATTAAATCAATGGCTTCAAATGTTGGTGGTCATGCAAAAACTATTTTAAAATCAATTACTAACGTATTCAATAATGGAATTAAAGGAATAACTGATATTGGAAAAAATATGATTAAAGGGTTATGGAATGGTATTAATTCAGTTAAAGATTGGATTTTGAGTAAAATTGGTGGATTCTGCAGTGGGATTTTAAGCGGAATCAAAGGATTCTTTGGAATTCATTCTCCTTCAAGGGTTATGAAGAATGAGGTTGGTAAATTCTTGAGCATGGGTATTGTTGAAGGGTTCATGGAAGATGACCCAATGTCTCAAATAGAAACATCATTATTAAATGGTGTTAAATCGTTACAACATATTATGAATATGGATATTTCAAATGGTTTAGGAGATTTAGCAATTCAAGGATTCAAATTTAATCAAGAAATTAATATCAATCAACCTATTGCATCAGTTGATGAAATGAGTAGAGAATTAAGGTTACAACAAATGTATCAAATGGAAGGATGATGATAGATGGCTAGTCAAGATGTAAAAGTAAGAGTAGTTAGAGAGGATGGACAAGAGTTCATCCTTGATAACACATTATGGATGATTCCTAGTGATGGATTAGATGGCTGGGATTATGTGACAAATACAATTTCATATGAAGATAAAGCTTTTGGGGATGGAGGTATTTTATCGTCAGAACGAGTAGGTATTCAAGATAGAACAATAAAAGCTTATATGTATAATAAAAATTTATTATCTATACTTCGGGACACTTGTATTAGCTTTTTTGGTGTTAAGCACACATTTAAAGTATATTTAACATACCAAGGAAGAACTAGATGGTGCGAAGGAAGTCTATACAAATTTTCGTTACCGAACAAGAACATTTATAAGAGATTAGAATTACAATTTACTATAAGATGTATGCAACCATATTTATTGAGTGTTGATGAATTTGGAGAAGATATTGCTTCAGTTATTCCTAAATTTGGATTTCCATTTATCTCAAGAGTCAACAAAGGATTTATTTTTAGCCATTATAAATTTGCAGATGAAGTTGAATTATCAAATACAGGAGATGTAGAAACATATCCTAAAATTGTACTTTTAGCAAAAGGTGTCGTTAAAAATCCTATTGTATATAAAGACGATAAATTTATTAAGATAAATGATACACTTGTGAAAGATGATACTATTATTATTGATTTAACAAGTACACCTGCAACAGTTAGAAAAAATGGAGTTAATATAATTGGAAGAACTAGTAGAGATTCTTCTTTCTATGATTTAAAATTTGATATCGGTAGTAACACAATTAAGTTTAATGCTGATGAAGGTGTGAACTCATTAGGTGTTACAATCTACTATAATCAAAGATATGTTGGAATTTAAAGCATTAGATGCTAACTTCCAATTATTAACTCTATTAACTCCTACTAATGTGCAATGGAATAGAAAATATTATACGTATGGTGATTTTACAATCATAATTCCCGTAGAGCAGTATTCAGCAAACATTAAATACATTTATACCAAAGATAGACCTGAAACTGGCGAAGTCAAAAAGATGCTAAAAATGGAAGATACTAAATATGTTCAGCTTTCAGGGTATTTTCTAGAAAGAACATTAAATGATAAAGTTATCTATCCTACTTTCTATGGTAGTGGACAACTCATTCAAACTGTAGAAAATATGATAAGGCAGTACAAAGAAGATATTCCTATCAAAGAAATTACACATCAAGAAGGACTAGTAAGTTCTACTATTGAATATCAAGAAACAGGAAGCGAATTAGCTGATAAATGCTATGAAACCCTACAGACACAAGAAATGAGTTATAAATGTGTATACAATTTTGAGAATGATGAATTAAATGTTATAATTTATAAAGGAGAGGATAAAACACAATCAGCTGAAGGAAATGAATTTGTTACATTTTCAACAGTTCAAGATACTATTAAAAACCCTACAATCAATATTGACAAATCAAAATATAAAAATTACTTTATTATTGCAGGAAGTGATAAAGCTGAAAATCGTATAGTGGCTTATTTAGATTTATCAAATGGTAATTATAAATATAAACAGTTCATAGACCAAAGGGACGTACAATTTGATGATGAAAAACAAACTTTAGAAGAATATAAGGAAGAACTTATTCAAAAAGGTTTAGAAAAATCATTGGATTATGTCATTGAACAAACAGTAGACTTTAAAATTATACCTCAAGGATATGAATATATGAAAGACTATGATTTAGGTACAAAAGTTGACTGTGTTCTTGATGAATATGGCATACAATTAGAAGCAAGAATTGTTGAAATTTACGAGGTAATGAAACAAGGTGACATTTCCGTTGAAATTAAAATAGGAAATGTAATTAGAAATAAGAATAATTTAAGGAGGTAATTATTATGGCACAAAATATTCAAGCATTCCCATTTGATTCACAAGTCCAAAGCTATGAATCAGATGGAACACCTATTTATGATAGAGCTACTGATTCAAAAGGTTTTAGAAATCTATTAAAAACTTATTTTAAGGAAGGTGTATTTCCTAATCCTTCAAGTAATTTGCAAGTTGTCGAAAATGGTACATTAGGAGTTCAAGTAAATAAAGGAAGCTGTATGGTTGGAGGAGTTACAATTTTAGTAAATGAAAATGTAACATTGACTTTAGATTCTGCCAGCACTCAAGATAGAATTGATAGAATTGTAATGCGTGTTGATGATACATTATCCGTTAGAAATGCTGAAATTAAAGTTATTAAAGGTACTGCATCAACATCACCAACGCCTCCAGCAAGAGTTTATAATGATACTATTAAAGATATTGTTTTAGCAAATGTTTTAGTGTCAGCAAAATCTTCTACTATTACACAATCAAACATCACAGACACTCGTCCTGATAGTTCTATTTGTGGTTGGGTGACTGGAACTATAGATGAGGTTGATTACTCAGTTTTATTTAAACAGTACGAAAGTCAATTTAATACTTGGTTCAATCAAATGAAGGACAAACTTTCGACTGATAGTGCAGGAAAATTACAAATTGAAATTGATGAGATTAAAGAAAAAACTGATTATATTGAAAATGAAAATATTATTATTAATGGTTATTTTCTAAATCCTGTAAACCAAATAGGTAGCACAACATATTCGTATGATGGGAGTAAAACACGTACTATCGATATGTGGCATTTGTTTAATAACTCAACTAGTTCTGCACTAATGGACATTAGTAAATTTGGTATAAGACCTATGAATGGTGAGTTAGTACAAGAAATTCATTCAGAAGTAAGTGAAAAAATGATACAAGGCTATTACACAATAACGGTTAAACTAAAGGATCTAGACGAAAAATCATTTACATTTTATGATAATTTGGCACCTGGTGAAAAATTTACAACAGTTCTAACAGCTGAAGATAATAGAAAATTGTATAAAATAGAATTTCATAGGTATGAAGAAGCTAATCCTAGAGTTTCAATATCACATTATGAAAGCTATATGCATAATGATTCGAGTACACTAATGAATCCTCCATATATTCAATGGATTAAATTTGAACGTGGGAAAAAATTCACAGGAATCTATACATTTTCATATGCAGATGAATTTAATAAATGTTTGCGGTACTATTGGAAAATAACTAATAATGTTTTATCTAGAGTGCCTTGTATTGCAGGTGAAACTGTTAAAAGCGTGGATATTATGCTACAACTTCCAGTCGTTATGCACAAAACTCCTATTGTGGGTGTTAGCCTAAATAACATGACTAAAGTTGTCGTGCGTGCTGGAAATGGTAATACTATTATAGCAGAAGCTGATACTTCAAAAGGCGCAGGTGCTACTGGCTCTAAATTTCAGTCAATTATTACTATATACGCTCAAACTAACCTCAGTGGTCAGTTAGGTGCGTCAGTTGGTTATGTTGAGTTGAATGGTGGTTATATAGAATTAGATGCGGAGGATATATACTAATGTTAGAATATGAAATTTCTTGGATTGTAGTCCTTTCTATTGGAACTTTAGTAGGTTTATTCTTGGCAGTTGGAAATCCTATAATTAAATTGAATTCTACAATTACAAAATTGATGACTAGACTTACTGCTATTGAAAGTAATATTGATAAATTTACTGTTTCAAATAAAGATAGTCATAGACGAATTCATGAACGTATAGATGAAGTTGAAGATAATCTTTCGGAAGTTAAAGAAGATGTGGAGAGACTAAAGTATAGTCAAAAATAAAGACTATACTTTTAAATTATATTTTATGAAAGGAATTTATTATTATGAAAAATATTTTAAGTTATGATTTTAATGATGCTTCTAAAAATGGATTATATAGTGTAGATAGTGGTAATAATTCTTTATTGATTTATTTAACTCCTCTTAACACTCAAATAACTAATTATATTATTGAAATAACTGATACTCAATCAAATGTTATTAAATCTAGCAATTTATCTAAAAATGAAAATGGTCAACTTGAATATAGTGTTCAAGAATCTTACTTTAATGGAAATGCTCAAATGAAAATTAGATTATTGTCAAGTGAAGAAAATAGTGATTATATTATTTTTAATTGTCTTTCATTCACAGGAGAAGATTTATTATTAAAAAGAGTCAATACTCAATATAGTTTTTCAATCAAACTTCCAGCTAGTTCTTATTTATACCCACCTGTGGGAACTCAAATTTATAACTCAAGAAAAGATTTTGACCCTAACGAATATTATCCAGGAACTAAATGGGAGAGAATTAAAGGATATGTTTTAGGTGGTATCAATGAGGATGATACAGACGAAAATATTCATACAACTTTTAATCAAGATGCAGGAAAAACTATTGGGAGTAAATGGTTACAAACACATGCTCATGAACAAAATGTAACCGCCAATGAACAAGGAAATGTTTATAGAAGAAGGGATTATTCAGGTGAAGGAAATGCTGGAATATATTCGCAAAATGTATCCACTGACATTTCAGGTAGTGGCGACGGACAAAATATCCAACCAACACAGCTTACTTATATTTGGGAAAGAATTGCATAATTATAAATACTTTTAAATTATGTATATAAATGTTATAATGTTAAAAAGAAAGGAGGATTTTTAAATGGATTTTTTATTAGAAACGATTAATCCCGCAGTATTATTAGGTTGTGTTTTAATTGGATATATTGTTAAAACATGGACTAATGATGCAGTGATTAATAATAAGCTTATTCCAACTATTTTAGCATTTGTTGGTGGAGTTTCATATTTTATTTTATATGGAACATTTGAAAAAGCCGTAATTGGTGCTTATATTGGATTAGGTGCTACAGGATGCTATGAATTAGTTAAAAATTGGATTAAATTATTATCAGGAAAATATGGAGGAGATAAATAATGTCAAAAATTGAAACTGCAGTATCATTTATGGAAGCAATCGCTAGAGATAATTCACATGGTTATGACCAAGCACATAGAAATGGTCCTAATTATGATTGTTCATCATTAGTTGGTACTGCTTTGCATAAAGCTGGATTTAATGTAAATAGCGGCTCTACCACTAGAAATTTAAGAGAACAATTATTAAAAAATGGGTTTAAAGCTATTGCTATTGATTCACCTAGAAAACGTGGAGATATTTTCTTAAAAGAAGGACATCATGTGGTTATGTGTATTGATGCTAAAAACATTGTACATGCATCAATTAATGAAAAAGGAAAAACTACATGCGGTAAAACTGGTGACCAAACAGGAAAAGAAATTTGTACACGTTCATTCTATACCTATAAAGGTGGATGGGATTATCATTTTAGATATGAAAAACAACCGACTAATTCAACTTCAAAACCATCAATACCACAATCAACTTCCAAAGGAAATGATTTAATTGCTTTAGGCCAACAACATACTATCAATTATACAGGAGTTAAAATTGATACTGATGGAATCTATGGACCTAAAACAAAAGCTAATATTATTAGATGTTTCCAAATTGCTATGAATCATGATTATAATGCTTGGTTAGCAGTTGATGGAAAATGTGGGTCTAAAACCATCAATGCTTTAGGTCGTCACTATGTTAGAAATGGTGAGTATCAAGAAATGGTTAGAGCAGTTCAAGTTGCTTTATACTGTTATGGATTCAACCCTCAAGGTACTGATGCTAAATTTGGAAACAATACTGAAGCTGCCGTTAAAGCATTCCAAAAATCAAAAGGCTTAACCGCTGATGGTATTGCAGGTAAAAATACCATCATGGCGTTAATGGGAGTGTAGTGCTATGGAAGAAAAACATGATACTCTAGCTGTTGATTGTCTAAAAGAAATCAAAGCTCAATCTAAAAGGTGGTTTATTGCATTTATTACAATGTTACTATTATTCTTTGCTACGAATATTGCTTGGTTGTATTTTTGGAATCTTCCAACTGAAGAAACTACAACTACGCAAATTGAAACAAATGATAATGGTGATGCTAATTATGTAGATGGAAATTGAACTATTAATAATGGCACGAATTAGAGTAACTAAAACTATTAGAAGAAATGGACCTAGAAGTAGAAGAAGAAAAGGTAAGCGTAGATGATTATTTCTGACTTTACTGAACCTGAACTAGACCTATTTAGAAATAAATGCAATTTTGTAAATTATGAAAAAGATTTATTTGAAATGGGAGCAAGAGGTATCCCATTAGAACAAATAGCTGAAGAACTAGATATATCTAGTGATTATGCAAGAAAATTAAGTCAAAAAGTTAATAAGAAAATTTTAAAAATTCTATAATTGTACACTTTTAGTACACTATCATTACATTGTGATAGTGTACTTTTTATTTTACAATTTTATTGTAAAAACAAAGGAGGTTATACATTATGTATCAAAATCCCTACTCAATGGGTATTCAGTACCCTTATAACATGCAATCCTATAATAATCAAAACTTAAATAACTTAAATAATATAAGTGCTCAAAATAATTTAGTACCTCAAGAATTAATAAGAGTAAATGGTTTACAAGGTGCTCAAACTTATCAAATGGCTCCAAATAGTACTGTTGCCTTGTTTGATGGTAATAGTGACATTATGTATATAAAGCAAACTGATGGAGCAGGCTTTGGAAATATTAGAAAATTTTCTTTTACTGAAATTTTAGACAATCAACAAGTCTCTCAACCCTCAAATGATTTTGTGAGTAGAGAAGAATTTGAAAATTTTAAAAAGGAGATGATGGACTATGGCAAGCAGTTTGTTCAACAAGACCTCGACACAATTAAATCAAAATCCAATAATGTCAAACGTTAAAAATATGATGAATATGTTTAACTTTGCTAGGAATCCTCAACAAACTTTGATGAATATGGCTCAATCTAATCCTCAGGTTCAAGAGGTCATGAAAATGTGCGAAGGTAAAAACCCAAAAGATGTTTTTTATCAAAAATGTAAAGATATGAACATTGACCCTAATGAAATCTTAAAAATGATGAAATAAGCTTAAAGCTTTTTCATATAAATTTAACAAAAGAAAGGAGAAATGACTTATGGATTCAGGAGTATCTTTAGCCGACATTGCTGCAGTGACTGATAAAACTAACGGAATGTTTGGTGGTGCTGATGGCGGAATGTGGATTTTCGCATTGCTAATTTTATTAATGATTGGTGGGGGAGGTTTCTTTGGAGGAACTAGAAATCTCAATGGAGAACCAGTAACTGAAGCAGGGTTATGTAATGCTATGAATTTCAATAACCTAGAAAATTCTGTTGGAAGATTAAATGATAATGTTCAACATAATTATCAAGGACTTCAAAATGGATTATGTAATTTAGGTTATGAAACATTAAGAAATTTTAATGCCACTCAAACACAATTAGCTGAATGTTGCTGCACAACTCAAAGAGCTATTGATGCTTTGGCTCAAAACAAAATTGATACATTACAAGCACAAGTTAATCAATTACAACTACAATCAGCTATGTGTGGTGTAGTTAGATATCCAAATGCAACCACTTATACTGCAGGATTTAGCCCTGTGTTTAATTCAGGTTGCGGATGTTCTAACATCTAAAAATTAAATATTAAATGAGCATTGTAGTATGCCTATAGGTTAAGTGGGAATGCTAGAACAACTTCCCACTTTTTATTAAAAATAAATTATCATAGAGAGGGGAAATTATTATGTTAGAAGCTTATTCAAAAAGTCAAAGTGTAGTTGCTACAACAGGAATTATTCCTTTTAATAGCGTAACTTTAAAGAAAGGATGTACGGCTGAATTAAATGGTGTATCAACAATTCAATTAAACAAATGTGGTGTTTATGAAGTTATTTTTAATGCTACTGTTTTAGCAGGCACTGCTGGAAATGTGGTTATTGGTATGACTAAAAACGGAATCAATCAACCTCAAGCAACTAGAACTATCACAGGAGCTACAATTACAACTTCAGTCAATGTTCCTATTACTACTTTAGTTCAAGTGAAAGAAGATAATTCAAGAAGATGCTGTGACTCTCCAACAGTATTACAATTCGTTAATACAGGTGTAGAAGTTACAGGGGATTTTGATGTTGTTGTAACTAAAATTTGCTAGGAGGTGTTTATTATGAAAAGACTAGAAATGTATATGGATTCTATTAAAGATGAATTATGCAGTGCTAGAGATTATGCAGAATCATATGTATATTATAAAAATATGAAGCCTCAATGGTCAAAAATGTATCATGATATGGCAATGCAAGAATTACAACATGCATCAAATTTAAAAGAAATGGGAATGGAAGAATATGATGAATTAGATTCAGTATATTTATCTCAAGAAGATAAAGACTGTTGGGAAAAATGCATCAGAAAATACACTGATAAATTAGCAGTTGTGAAAGTAATGCTAGGAATGTAATCATATGACATTCGAGGAAAGTATTCCCATTGCTAAAGAGTTAGCTGAAAATCAACTTAAAAAAGGATTTGATGTTGAGGCATTTTTAATACTTGCTGAAATAAATAAAATAAATCAAGAATATGATTTAGTTCCTGAAAGTAATGTTGATGAAACTATTATGGATATCCAAGGTTTATTTGTTAATTATATGCACAATAGAAATATTGATAATCTTGAAACATTATTATCTACTATTAGAAAGATGTTGAGTGAACTTTATAATTCTTGCACATTAGAAGAAAAACAAGTTTTTAAAAATCATCTTAAAAATTTAGAATCAATTTCAAATACAACTATTATTTAAAGGTGTAATTATTTTACACCTTTTTATTGTTAAATTTTTTTAACAAATTTAACAAAATATATTGTTATACATAAAAATATATGTTATACTATGTATGTAATAAGAAAGGGGATAACAAATAAGAGTTATCAAAAAGGGTAAGAAAAATGGTAGAAACAATTTTGACAATTAAAGAAGCGATGCGATATTGTGATAACGTAGGGTGCGTTTATCCTACGGACGAAGAAAGCTATTATATTAATAGCAATGTACAAGTAAAGCTCGAAGTTATTGAATGCAGTGACGGTTATTTCTTTGGTAGAGTTATCCATGATGAATTAAGAAGTATTAGAAAAGTAGAGAGCTTCTATAGTCCATCATTGGAAGAACTTTATCATCAAATTGCTTTAAGAAATAATAATGATAATGATGATTTTGAAGAATTTGAACCTTATGAAGAATAAGAAAGGCAAGGAAAAGAAAAATGAAAAAATATTTTAAAGATATACATAATGAAGAATATGTATGGGAAAGAATAAATATTGATTATGTTGGATATAATCAATGTGTTTCAAAAACCTATAGGTACAATGAGGCTAATGACAAAGATAAAGAATATATTGTTAGAGAAACATATATAAGAGGAAGTTTAAAATATAGAAATGTGACAAAATATGTTGTCGAAGATGATGGACGTTGTTATATTATTATTCATAATTTGATAAAAAATATAGAAACACAGGAAACAGTATATAGAGATACCTATGATACAATTACAAAATAATAGTAAATACGGAAGGATTTAACACAAGACGTGGTGTTGTTAAAAATCCTGAAAACTATCTATGTTCAAAATGTTTAGGTAAAATCATTTTAATTAAAGGAGGTGAGTAAATGATAAAAATAAAAATTGATAACCCTGATAAGTTAGCATCTAATGTACTTATTAAGAAAAGTGCTTTTGTAAGTTTTGATTATGACGGAAGAATTGTAGATTTTATTAAAAAAATGGGTACTAGAATTTATAATGCTGATAATCGTACTTGGGAAATGCCTCTCAATAATATAGTATCTTTATGTAATAAGTTTGAAGATATTGAAATTATTATTGAAGGCGTTTATGAAGATTTGCATAAAATTGAATTAGAAAATGATATTCCTAAAAATATCGCTTTTAAAACAAAACCTTTTCCGCATCAATTAGATGGAATTAGATTTGGTTTGAATCATGATAGATTCTTATTGTGTGATGACCAAGGTTTAGGAAAAACACTTCAAATAATTGACTTGGTTGAATGTTTAGGTGAAAAAGTTAAAAAAGCTTTAATTATATGTGGTGTTAATTCTCTTAAATATAATTGGCGGGAAGAAGTATCAAAACATTCAAATGAAAAAGGATATGTTTTAGGAACTAGATATAGAAAAAATGGAAAAGAATATCTAGGCTCTACAAAGGATAAAATGGATGATTTAAGCAATCTTCCTGACCACAAGTATATTATCACTAATATTGAAACTTTACGTCTAGGAGCTAAAAAAATAAGTAAATACAAGTATGATTTTCCTATAGCTAATAAGATTAAGGAATTATGTAATGACGGAACTATAGGATTGATAGCTTTTGATGAATGTCATAGAGCTAAAGATTCAACATCATTACAAGGAAAAGCCATGTTAGAAATTTCAGCTCCACACATGATAGCTATGAGTGGTACACCTTTAATGAATAGTCCTATTGATTTATATTTTCCAATTAAGTGGCTAGGGTATGAAAATCATTCATTATTTGAATTTAAAAGACATTACTGTAGGTTAGGTGGTTACAATGATGCTGAAATAATGGGTTATAAGAATCTTGATGAATTAAGAAGTCTAGTCGACCAAATAATGTTGAGAAGATTAAAGACTGAAGTTTTAGATTTGCCTGATAAAATTGAAAAATTAGAATATGTAGAAATGTCAAGTAAGCAGTCAAAACTATATTTAGAAATTCAGCAGAATACTAAAACATTGATACATCAAATAAGAATGTCAAATAACCCACTGTCTATGCTATTAAGATTAAGACAAGTTACAGGTTGGTGTGGTATCATTGATGAATCAATTCAAGAATCAGCTAAAATGCAACGTATGATTGAATTAGTTGAGGATATTGTCTCAAACAATCAAAAAGCCATTATTTTTTCTAATTGGACAAGCATAACTGAAGTAGCAGTTAAGTTATTGTCGAAATATAACCCTGCTTATATTACGGGTGATGTCAAACAAGAGGAAAGAATGAATGAGGTTGATAGATTCCAAAATGATGTAAGATGTAAAGTTATTATTGGCACAATAGGTGCAATGGGTACTGGTTTAACCCTGACTTCCGCTCAAAATGTCATATTTTTAGATGAACCTTGGACAAAAGCATTAAAGGATCAAGCTGAAGATAGAGCACACAGAATTGGTACTAAAGGGACTGTTTCTATTATAACTTTGATGTGTAAGGATACTATAGATGATAGAATACATGATTTAATTGAGAAAAAAGGTAAAATGAGTGACGCAATCATTGATGGAAAATTATCATTAGAAGATATTAACTTTCTATTATCCTAGATATTTACTTTCAACTATTTATGTATTACAATATATTTGAGACTTGAAGGAGGTGATTAGATGGAGGAAGAACATACAAGATTTACGATGCAAAAAGTATCACAAATTCTAGGTACATCCTATATGACTATTAGAAGATGGTATAAATGGTATGAATCAAATGAATATGAAAAACCTGAAGGATTAAAATTACCTGAACCTACTGTTGACAGTAGAAATATTAAATATTTTTCTTGGTCGGACATTATGATTTTAAAACAATTTAAAGAAGATTTACAAGGGAAATATAGAGGATGTATGAGTGAATTTAACGCTCATTACCAATGGGGAAAAAGAGGAAAGAAAAGAGGTTAATTTATGAGTAGAAGAATTTTAAAAAAAGAAGAACCACAGGTGGATATTGCTAGTATTATTGATTCCTACGGAAAAAATAAAGATGAGGAAAAATGTTTAAAAAAATACATTGATAAGGAATCAAAACAAATTAAGGAATATTTTTCTAAAAATAATCTTGAATGTTTTGAAAGTGAAAAATACACAGCAACAGTTTCTAACACAACTAAAACATCTTTAAATGATGATTTAGCTATTGAAATTTTAAAAGCTAATTTAAAACCTGAAGAATTAAAAACCGTAATTAAAACAAAAGAATATATTGATGAGGATGCTTTAGAAAAATTATCATATAGTGGATTTGATATGTCTATTTTAGAAAGAGCATTTATTGAAAAAGTAACTTCAACTTTAAGAATCAAGAAAAATAAATAGAAAAGAGGATAAATAAAATGGCTAATTTTATTAAATGTAAATGGGCAGGAGATAAGGCTGATGAATTTTGTAAGGAGTGTAATGGATGTACTATGCTTGTAAATGGTGAATCAGTATCATGTACTGAATGTGGCGGTTATGAAGCAGGTGAGGAAGTTGTAGAAGAAGCTTCAAAAGAAGCTATTAAACAAGAAGAACCGATTAAAGAAGAAGTAGGCACACCTGATGAAAACCCTAAAAAACAAGCTGTAACAAACAAAAATGAGAATGAAGTAAATAATAATAAAAAAGAAAAAACGTCTACTACAGCTAAAAAATCAACCAAAAAACAAGAAGCTAAAGTTATAGAAGCTTCAAAAGAACAAAAAGAAGAAAAAATAACTACTGATGATGGTATCAAAGTAATGTCAATTAGATACACTTCAGGAGCAACTGTTAAAAAAGGTGATAACTATTATAAGATTGTTGCTGAAGAAGAATGGCAATGTGTAAATCTAGATGATAGCATTAGAAAAAAACTTTGGGATAAATTAAATACCGAAGTTGATAATCAAGTTAATGACATTTTTAATATGTAAAAAATATTGTATTATTCAATAAAAAGTTGTATCATAAGTATGAAGGAAATAACTATATACAGTGCAATAAAATTGAATAATTAGACATGAACTAACTTCATGTCACTTGTTGGTATACCTTAATTACAAACAAATTTCCTTCAATTATATGTGCTGTGTATGTTGTTTATATTAGCAATAAATAGCTTTTCATCAAAAAGGTATGCCGACAAGTGACATGAAGTTTTTTTACATATTAAGGAGGAAAAACAAATATGGTTAAAAATGAAAATTATATTACTATTCAAGGATGGATGGTGAATAAATTACAATTAAAAGGAAATGCTTTACTGGTTTATGCAATCATTTATGGATTTTCACAAGAAGAAAATTCTTGGTTCACAGGAACAAGTAATTATCTAGCGGGATGGTGTAATTGTTCTAGACAATCTATAAGTACGATATTGAAAAAATTAGTAGAACAAGGACTAATTGAAAAGAAACCTATAGAGATAAATAATGTATTATTTAATCATTATAAAGCTATTAGAAATTATAATACATGTAAAGAAACTTTACACCCCTGTAAAGAAACTTTACATGGGGGATGTAAAGAAACTTTACACCCCTGTAAAGAAACTTTACACAATAATATAAGTAATAATATAAGTATTACTAAAAAAATAAGTAATAATATAAATAACGAAAATTCAAAATCTTCTAAAATTTCTAAAAATGAAAAGAAGTTAAAAAACATTTTAAAAATTATTGATGAATATGATTTTAATGAAAAAGTTATTGATTTATTAGAAACGTTTTTTAAAGGTTTAATTGATAATAATGTATTTATAACTGATGAAAAAATTAGAGGCAATCTAAATAAGATTGCTAATAAAGATTTAAAAACACAATTAAATACTATTCAATTATCATTAGATAATGGTTATAAGAATTTAGACCCAACATGGCTTAAAAATTTAAATTATAAAGAATTAGACAATTCATTAAAATGGGAACATGATAATTTTTCAAGAGAGGAAACACAAGCTAAATATGATAGATTGAAAGCTGAAGGAAAATTGGAGGTGTTTTAAATGATTAAAAAACCTAAATATTTAACTGTAGAACAGGAACAAGTCTATAACTTACTGCCAACTAGTCCTTGTCAGTTACATTATAATGATATTGCTAGTTTGACAGGAATTAGACAAAGAAATGTAAGAATTATAATTCAAGAATTAAGAAATATGGGAGTACCTATTGCTTGTATTCCAAAAGATGGATATTGGATTGTTGAAAATCCTCAAGATTTAATGCCTACTATTAATATGTTGAAAAATACAAGAGATACTTTAAATGATACGATAAATGCTTTAATTTTAGCGTATGACAAGCTTTTGGAGGAAGAAGATGTATAAGTGTTGGTATGGAAAAACGTGTGATAGAGCTAAAGAAAATTGCTATCTCAGTTGTGTTAGATATAAATTAATGCATTCTTTATTTAATTTATCTAATTTACCTGAATATTTATGGATTCCAAAAAATCTAACTTGTTCTAATATTGATAGTGAAGCCTTTCATCAATTAAAGAACATTTATAACGATATATATAATTGTGTACAAAAAGGAAAGAATCTATACATCTTTTCTAATAATTGTGGAAATGGAAAGACAAGTTGGACAATTAAATTAATGTTCAGTTATTTTGACAAAATTTGGCATAAAAGTTGTTTTGATAAAAAAGCACTATTTATAAATGTTCCAACATTCTTATATGATTATAAACGTTCCATTTCTCAAAAAGTGGATGGATTAGAAGAACTATGTAATGATATAGAAAAAGTTGATTTGGTTATTTGGGATGACATTGGAGAAAGCAATGCAACTAGTTTTGAACATCAAATTTTATTGCAATATATTGATAGAAGAATTTCAGCAGGTAAAAGTAATTTCTACACTTCAAATAAGGATAAAGACCAATTAGAAAATTGTCTAGGTCCTAGACTGGTAAGTAGAATCTATAACTGTTCAACAGTTGTAGAATTAAGAGAAGAAGATAAGCGAGGTGTCAATGTATGATTGAATATTTAAAAGATTGGATAAAATGGTCAAAATGTAATAATAATTCAAAATTGTATAAGATTTTAGTTTTGTTTGGTATCTATCATTCACCTAGTTTTGAATATGTGAAGAGGTATAAAAGATGGTAGAACTTCAAATATTAAATAGAATCCTGAAAGAAAAATCATTAAGAATCTTACAAGAAAATGACATCACTGAAGATTATTTCATTCAGTATAAAGATGAATATGATTATATAATCAAGCATCTAAATGAATATGGAAATGTACCTGATACTGAAACATTTTTATCAAAGTTTAATGATTTTGATATTATTAATGTACTAGAGAGTGACCAATATTTGGTTGATACTTTTAGGGAGGAGTATTTATACAATCAGTCAGTGCCGTTAATGCAAAAAATGGCGGAACTCTTACAAACGGATTCTTATAAAGCTTTTGAATATTTAAAATCAAATATTGATAGCGTTAAAGTTGTTGAAAAAATAAAAGGTGTAGATATTATCAAGGATGCTAAAAGCCGTTTAGAAGAATGGAAAGAAACAAAAGAAAATAAAGATACTAGATTTATCCCTAGTGGCTTTCAAGAATTAGATGAGGAATTAGGTGGATGGCATAAGGGTGAGGAATTAGTTGTTTTATTCGCTAGAACAGGACAAGGTAAATCTTGGGTACTCATTAAAATGCTTGAGCATGCTTGGAAAATTGGAAAATTGAGAGTTGGATTAGTTGAGCCTGAAATGAGCGCTAATAAGACTGGCTATAGATTTGACACATTACATGGTCACATTTCAAGTCGTGCTTTGTATCGTGGGGAAGATATATCAGGATATCCTAGATATATTGATAGGTTATCAAGAATTGATGTACCATTTTATGTAACACATCCAAAGGACTTTAATAAAGAAGTGACTGTTTCAAAATTAAAAAGCTGGTGTGAATTGAATAACCTTGATATACTAGCAGTTGATGGTATTTCTTATTTACAAGATGAGAGAAAAAGAATTGGTGACAATAAGACAACTCAATTAACTAATATTAGCGAGGATTTAATGCAGTTGAGCATTGATTTAAAAATACCAGTTCTAGTTGTAGTTCAGTCTAATAGAATGGGTACACAGCAAGAAGATTTGGAGCTTGAGAATATTAGGGATAGTGATGGTATAGCCTATAATGCATCCATAGTATTATCAGTGCAGCAAAAAGAGGAAGGACTTCAAATATCAACCAAAAAAGTAAGAAATGCAAGTAATAATGTAAAGCTAGTGTATCTGTGGGATGCTGATAAAGGAACCTTTGATTATATTCCGCAAGAAGATAGAAAAGGGGATGAAGAAAAAGCGGAAGATTTAAGAAGAAGGTATAATGATAGTAATGAAGAGGAGGTATTTTAAAAATGTTATTCGTCATTGATAATCTAAAATATGAAACTGAAAAAATGGAATTAGTTTCAGAAAAAGTGAAGAGAGGAGTAACAACTTATATTAGATTTTTAGATTCCAAAATTTTTACCAGGTATGATGCCCAACTTTATAGAAGTAAAAAAGGAAGATATTTAATCACATGGTATCAAGATTATAAAACGTGTGCAATGGCTATTGATGAGGCTAAAGCTAAAGAGTTATTATTGAAATACGATTATAAAAAATATGAAGAACTTTTTGGAGAATTGGAAGAAGCTTAAATGCTTCTTTTTATTTAAAAAAATAAAAAACTTTACTATAAACACTTTACATATGTATAACAATATGTTATACTATATATGAAGTTAAGGAAGTAACATAAATAAAGAAAGAAAGAGGTACATAAAAATGTGGGATTATAAAGGAATTAAAGAAAGATTTAATCAATTACAAAATGCTAGTGATAGCATTAAATATAGAGGGTTGAAAAACCTAGATAAATTAATTTCTATTGAAATTGATGAAGCTGAAACTAGAGAACAAATTAATACACTTCTAACCTATAGAAGAAAAACAAGATTAGCTTTAAAAAAGTTAGTCGCATAATAAAAAGTGAAGCGATAACACTTACAACACTAATTCAATAAATAAAGGAGATACATATTATGAAAGAATTTTTAAATTATGTTTGGAGAATAAATAATTGGCAAAAAGGTGCTAGATTACATTTAACTCCAACTGAAAAAATTATTAAAATAGATATTGTTGATAAAAATGAAATCTATGTAACATATGAAAATTTAACATTAAAGGAAGCTAATGGAATAAATAGAACTTTTAATAGAAAATATATGAGGGTGTTTAGCAATGATTAAAATTGAAGATATATTAATAAATACGGATACCATTACAATGTTGGAAGTGCTAAAAGATGAATTAGCACTTCACGGTATAAATAGATTCTTTCAATTTAGATTAAATGGACAAAACATTCAAACAACTTGTCCATTTCACAAAGACGGTCAAGAAAGAAAACCATCCTTCGGTGTAAATGGTGAATTAAATAAATGTCACTGTTTTGCTTGTGGGTGGAGTGGTGGAATTGAAGATATGATTTCTCAATTATATGGGTATCAAGATAATGGAAAATATGGAAAAAACTGGTTGATAAAACATTTTAATTCAGTAGAAATTGAAACACGACCAAATTTAATGGAGGTATTAAATGGAAGTAGTAATAATAATTCTAATATCGCTAATAACAAGCATAGCGGTAAATATATTCCTGAATCATTATTAGATTCTTATAGATATATTCATCCTTACATGTATAAGAGAGGATTAACTGATGAAATTATAGAAGAATTTGATATTGGTTATGATAAATCTAGAAGTTGCCTAACTTTTCCTATTTTAGATTTAGATGGAAATTGTGTATTTGTAGCAACTAGAAATGTCAGTAATAAATTCTTTACTTTGCCAAAAGATTTAGAAAAACCAATTTATCAAGCTTATAGATTCACAAATGGAAAATATAAAGAGGCATGGATAGTAGAATCATTTCTAAATTGTTTAACTCTTTGGAAATATGGAATTCCGTCTATGGCTTTAATAGGAACAGGGAATAAACATCAATATGATATATTATCTAAATTACCTGTACGTTCTTATGTTTTAGCATTTGACCCTGACAATGCAGGATATAAAGCAACTCAAAGATTTAGAAGAAATGTTAAAAATAAATTAATTAAAGAAGTTGTTTATAAAGACGATAGAGATATAAATGATTTACAAGAAGAAGTTAAGAGCCTTGAAGTTGTCTTTTAACTTCTTTCAAAAAAAATAAAAAACTTTACTATAAACACTTTACATATGTATAACAATATGTTATACTATATATGTAGTAAGAAAGAGATACATAAAAAAGAAAGAGGTACATAAAGATGAGAACAATTTATAAAGAAAAAGAGTTAAGAAGAATAATAACTGAACAAATGATGATGGAATTAGATTTTCATAAAGATTTTGTTTTAACTAACACATTATATGGAAATGATTTTAGAATTTCAGTTACAGCAGTTAGTGTTGATAATGAAGATATTACATTAACAGTTGGATTAAAACGAAGAGAAGGAGAACGTAAAGTATTTGATTATGTTGTAGAATTATGTAATTCACAAAAATATTTCTTCACTGTATATAAGATTAGTGATGATGTTTACACAACTAGTAAAAAAGAGTTTGAAGAAGCTCAACAAAAGAGCCATAAAAGATTAAATAATTATTTTGGTAAAAATCGTAAACTTTCAAGAGAAGTTGAAATTAAAAAAGGTTCTAAATTTTATGAAAAATATATGAATATCGTAAAAGAAACTGAATCTAGAAGACGAAGAGAAATTAAGGATTGTGATTTGATTTTATTAAAAGCAAGTTCCTATTTAATTATTAACTACACTCATAGAGGTAGACAATATCAAATCAGTAAATGGATTGGACCATGTATTGATAATCCTTGGGAATTAGATTAGGAAAATTAAAGGGTCTTTACTTTCGACCATTTCTTTATTAGCCCTTTAAACTAAAAGAAATGGCAAGCTTAACAAAGAGTAAAAGGAGAAAAGAGATTATGGGAAGAGTTAATCCAAGAGAATTTGAGAAGTACGGAAATCAAAATGGAGCTGATTGGTTAAGATTAGCTAATGACGGTGACGTAGCAAGAGTACAATTCATGTACAATAGTTATGATGAATTAGATACTTATGTATGTCATAAAGTTAAGGTTGGTGATAATGAACGTTATGTTGATTGCAAACGTGAATATGATGACCCACTAGATGCATGTCCATTTTGTGAAGCCGGTTTATCAGTTAAACCAGTAATGATTTTAACTTTGTATGATTTGAATGAAAAGAAAGTTAAGATTTGGGAAAGAGGAAAAACATTCTTAAAAAGAATGGAAGCATTGTTTAATAGATACCCTGACCTTATTAATCATGTTTTTGAAATTGAAAGACATGGTGCAAAAGGCGATACAAAAACAACATATGACATTTATCCAATGCCTGATGTAGAACCGATGGATTTATCAAATGTTGAAAAGCCTCAATTTATGGGTTCATTTATTCTAGACAAATCGACTGATGAAATGGTTGAATATTTAGATACAGGAAGTTTTCCACAAACTGACAATAATCAACAACAAGAAGAATCAGGAGTTAGAAGAAGAGCCTCAAGAAGAGAAGAACCACAACCTACAAGAAGAAGTAGAAGAGGAGGTTTCTAAAATGGATGATATTTATTATTGTGGCGTCCAATTTTATAAATATGCCGATATGCTAGGTGAAAAAATTTATAAATTTTCAATTTCAAAAGAATTAATTGAAGATGTATTTGAGGGCTCATATGTAATGGTTGATACTAAATACGGTCCAAGAATGGGGGTTTTGACAAAATTCTATCAGAGAAAAGATTTAGAATTAAAAGAGAAAACCAAATTAAGAGAGGTAATTAGTGTAATTGATTTAAGCGATTACTTTAATAAGAAGGCAAAAGAAAAAAGAAAACAAGAACTTTTAGAAGAAATTGATAGTCAAGTTAAAAAATCAAGCAAATTACAGTTAGCTAGAACTTTAGCGGAACAAGATGATACATTAGCATCATTATTGAAAGAACTTGATGGATTAGGTGATTAATTATGGCTTTTAATTTTGGAAGAATTAAGCCTAATGAAAAAGCTTTAGTTAAAAAAGCTAAATCATCAATAACTAGAACATCTATTAAAGGGGGAGGAAACCTCTCCCAAAAAATAGATATGATGATTTCAATGGCTGAAACTAAATTGAAACATCATAAAGAGGATTATGAATTAATTAGAGATAAACAATCATTACATGAATATATTGATTTATGTATCAAAAATGGAGAATGTGCAATAGATACTGAAACAACAGGATTGAATCCATTATTGGTTGATATTGTAGGCGTGTGTTTATACACTAAAGGAAAAAAAGCAGTATATATTCCAATTAATCATAAATCACATATTACAAATGTACGAACTTCAAATCAACTAAATGAAAAAGATGTAGCTGAAGAATTAAAAAGATTTGAGGGAAAATGGATAATGCATAATTCTAAATATGATATTAGGGTTATTAGACATTGTTTAAATCTAAATCTAAAATGTTATTGGGATACAATGTTGGCAGGATACTGTATTGATGAAAATGAAAGTCATAGATTAAAAGACTTACATTTAAAATATTGTGATTCTAAAGATATTGAATCATTAACTTTTGATAAACTGTTTAATGGAATTCAATTTGATTATGTACCAATTAAAGTTGCATATTTATATGCGGCTGGTGATGCAATTAAGACTTTTGAATTATATGAATATCAAAAGACTGTACTTAATAGAAGAAGATTAGCAGGACCTTATAATGTATTTATGAATATAGAAATGCCTTTGGTTGAAGTTGTAGCTGATATGGAAGATAGAGGAGTTTGTTTGGATTTTGAAATTTGTGATAAGCTTTTAGAAAAATACACAAACATTAGAAAAGAGAGATTGGAACAAGCCAATAAGGCTATCTCAATGTATAAAGAACAAATTGATGAGTACAAGATGAAAAATCCAAATAATAAATTGAGTGACCCAATTTCATTATCAAGTCCAACTCAATTAGCTATACTATTTTATGATATTTTGAAATTAGAAAGTCCTGATAAGAAGTCACCAAGAGGTACCAGAGAAGAAATCCTAAAACATTTTGCAAAAGGTAAAGAAAAAAATCTTTGTGAAGCAATTTTAGGAATGAGAAATGTAGATAAATTATTAAATACTTATATTCAAAAAATGCCTAATATAGCTTTAAAAGATGGAAGAATTCATGCTAGTTTTAATCAATATGGTGCTAAAACAGGAAGATTTTCAAGTAGTGACCCAAATTTACAAAACATACCAAGTCACAATAAAGAAATTAGACAAATGTTTAAAGCACAAGATGGATATATTTTATTAGGTGCGGATTATAGTCAACAAGAACCTATGGTAACATCTTATCTATCAAAAGATAAAAAAATGCAAGATGCCTTTATTCATGGAAAAGATATTTATTCAACTATTGCAAGTTTAGCCTTTAATAAATCTTATGAAGATTGCTTGGAATTTAGACCTGATGGTACTACAAATGTTCAAGGAAAAGAAAGAAGAACACAAGCTAAAAGTATCGTTTTGGGTGTATTATATGGAAGACAAATTCCATCTATTGCGGAACAATTAGGAGTTTCAACTAAACAAGCACAAGTCATTTATGATAAAGTGTTAAGTGCTTTTACAGGTTTAGCGAATTTCATTGATGAATCACAAGATATGGCTAGAAAATATGGTTATGTTACAACCGCTTGGGGAAGAAGAAGGCACTTAACTGATATGCAGTTAGAACCATATGAATTCAAATATAGTGGAAATAGGGTAAGTTTTGACCCATTAGATTTTAATAATGATTGTTCAAATGAGGTGCCTGAAAGAATTAAAAAAGAATATACTGATAGATTGAAAAAATCTTTCGGTTGGCAAAATAAAAATAAAATTATACAAGAAGCATATCAATTAGGAATCAAGATTAAAGATAACGGAGGATTTATTTCTCAAGCCGAAAGACAATGTGTTAACGCACGTGTTCAAGGTTCGGCGGCGGATATGGCTAAATTAGCAATGATTTCAATTAATAATGATGAAAAAATGAAAGAGTTAGGATTTCATTTATTAATTCAAGTGCATGACGAAGTGATTGGGGAATGTCCTGAAGAAAATGCTAAAGAATGTGCTGAAAGATTATCATATTTAATGAGAACTGCTCCTACCGGTTTGATTAAACTTCCGTTCAAGTGTGATATTTCATACACAAGCAACTGGTATGGAGAAAGTTTGGAGGTGTAAAATGGCTTTATTTGCAGTTAAAAAGAAAAAATCATTTCTTGACAACATGATTGACGATTGTTTATACAGAGGAAGTGGGTTTGTTGATGGAAAGAAAAGAATAAAGGCGTTATATAAATCCTGTATTCAACCAACCGATAGAGCCAATCGTATTAAAAAAGAGTATGGAATTGGCGGGTGTGGAAGTCCGCTAGATGGTGATGGTTTGCATGGGGCTGATTATGATTAAAAAGGAATAAAAATTGAATATCGTGAGAATGTGCAGGATAAAGAATATATGTTGAACTGGCATGATGTAGAAAGACGAATTGGAGAACTGATAAATGAAAATCTATATTAGCGGAAAAATAACAGGAACAATAGATTATATACAAAGATTTGAGAGTGCAGAAAAAGCTCTCTCAAATTATATAGTAATAAATCCAGCAAAAGTAAATGCACAACTTCCTAAAGAAACAGTATGGGAAGAATATATGAAAATGTCAATGTGTATGCTTAAAATGTGCAATGCTATCTATATGCTTAAAGGTTGGGAAGATAGTAAAGGTGCAAGACTTGAATATGAGTTTGCAAAGTCGAAGAATTATAAAATATTTTTTGAAAAGTGACTGACTTTTTATCTTTTATGTATTACAATATAAGAGAAGTACAAAGAAATGAGAAAATAAAAATTGAATTATGAAGAATTTTTGAAATCAAAAGAGTATTCATATAAGAATACGGGATTTGATATATCTATTGAGGAATTAAATCCTAATATGTTTGACTTTCAGAAAGCCATTGTAAAATGGGCATTGAAAAAAGGAAGATGTGCTTTATTCCTTGATACTGGGCTGGGTAAAACAATATGCCAGCTTGAATTTGCTAATCAAGTGTGTAAGCACGAAAATGGCAAAGCATTGATTGTGGCACCACTTGCAGTAAGTAAACAGACAAAGCAAGAATGAGAAAAGTTCGGAATCAGTGTGAACATTTGTAGAAAACAGGAAGATGTAAAAGATGGCATAAACATTACAAATTATGAGATGCTATCACATTTTAATCCAAACGAATTTATCTGTATCGTGCTTGATGAAAGTAGTATTTTGAAGTCATTTACAGGAAAAGTATCAACATCAATTATTGATACTTTTAGATTTACAACGTACAAACTAGCTTGTACTGCTACACCATCACCAAATGACTATCAGGAGCTTGGAACACATTCAGAATTTTTGAATGTGATGAAAAGTAGTGAAATGTTAGCAACATTCTTTATAAATGATTCTAAAGAATCTCATTGGAGGATGAAACATCACGCAGAAAGTAAATTCTGGGAATGGCTCACAACTTGGGCGATGGTTGTAAAAAATCCAGCAGATTTAGGATTTGATGGAACTTTATATAATCTTCCAGCATTGAATATTGAACATATAATTGTAAAAAGTGATGCTAACAAAGGCTCATTGATTGCAAAGACAGCAAGCACTTTATCAGAACGCAGGCAAGCAAGAAAAGAAAGCATGGTTGACAGAGTAGAAGAAGTCAAGCGACTTGTAAAAGATATGGATTCTTGTCTTGTTTGGGTAGATTATAATGACGAATCAGAACTGATAACAAAGTCAATAGCTGGAATTGTTGAGGTTAAAGGAGCTGATAGTGACGAACATAAAGAAAAGTCAATGATTGGATTTGCAAATGGGGATATAAAGTATCTCGTGAGTAAGCCATCAATTTGTGGATTCGGTATGAACTTCCAAAAGTGCCACAATATGATATTCTGTGGGTTGTCTGATAGTTATGAGAAGTTCTATCAAGCAGTTAGAAGATGTTACAGATTTGGGCAGACTAAAGAAGTAAATGTGTATGTTATAATCAGTCAAAAGGAATTATCTGTATTGAATAATATACAGAGAAAACAGTCACAGCACGAAAGAATGACAGAGAATATGATAAGTAGAACAGCGGAAATCTTAAAAAATGAGATACACGAAACAATGAGAATGACAGAAGATTATATCGCAAATGATATAGTTAAAATTCCTAAATGGCTTGTATTAGAAAGTGAGGTATAGAAGATGGGAGTAAAATGTAAACAGCAGTATGAAGGAAATGGATTTGCATTATATAATGGGGATAGTTGCGAAGTAATGAAAGCAATTCCAGATAATTCAGTTCATTATTCAATTTTTAGCCCACCATTTGCACAATTATATGTGTACTCAAATAGTGTTAGAGACTTAGGAAATTGTAGAGATACAACAGAGTTTTATACACAGTTTGAATTTATTATACAGGAATTATATAGAATTATGATTCCAGGTAGATTAGTATCTATGCATTGTATGGATTTGCCAACACAGAAAATGAGAGATGGATTTATTGGATTGATTGATTTTCCTGGTCAATTAATTCATATGATGTGTAATGCAGGATTTATATATCATTCAAGAGTTACGATTTGGAAAGACCCAGTTGTTGAAATGCAGAGAACAAAAGCACTTGGATTATTGCATAAGCAGTTGAAGAAAGATAGTGCAATGTGCAGACAAGGAAAAGCTGACTATATCATAACATTTAGAAAGCCTGGAGAAAATTCGGAAAGAATTGAACATACAAACGAAACATTTCCAGTTTCAAAATGGCAGAATTATGCAAGCCCGGTATGGATGGATATAAATCAATCTAAGACACTACAGAAAGAATCAGCAAGGGAAGAAAAAGACGAAAAGCATATCTGCCCATTACAATTAGATGTTATAGAAAGGTGTATTGAATTATGGACAAATGAAAATGACATAGTATTTACACCATTTTTAGGAATTGGCTCAGAGTGCTATCAAGCATTATCAATGAATAGACGAGCAGTTGGAATTGAATTAAAAGAAAGCTACTATAATCAAGCAGTTGCAAATTGCAAAGGTATAGTATCAGCACCAAAAATGAAAAAATTATTTTAAGGAGGATTAAAAATGAAAGTAATATCTAGCAGAATGAAAGAAGCAGTAAACAATTCTTTAAAAGGAACAAGTAATAATGTATTAATTCCAATTACTAAAATGATTGGAATTAAATTAAATAATAACAAATTACATTTATTATCAACTGATATGACAAATACATTAGAAATCACATTAGATAAAGTTTTAGGTGATGATATTGATATTACAGTTGAAGCAGAAAAATTTGGGAAATTAATTTCTAAAATGACATCACCTGAAATTGATTTATCAGTTAAAGATGATGTGTTAATCATTAAAGGTAATGGAACATATAAGATTCCATTAATCAGTGATGAAGAAGGATTGGTTAGCTTTCCGGAAATTCCAAAGATTGAAGCTACTGAACAATTAACAGTTAAATTATCAAGCATCATGTCAGCATTTAACATTAATAAATCAGCACTAGCAAAAACATTAGAGCAACCTTGTTTAACAGGTTATTATTGTGGTAATAACGTAATTTCTACTGATAGTATGGTTATTACATTTAATAAATTCAATATGTTTAATTCAAAACAACCTTTATTGATTTCACCTCAAATGATGAACTTAATGTCGTTATTCAAAAATGAAGATATTAAAGTAACATTAGGGGAAGCTGATGAATTAATTATCTATGATGATAATATGATGATTTATGGAACATTATTAGAAGGAATTGAAGATTATCCTGTAGAAGAAATTTCTAGATATTTAGATGTTGCCTTTGAATCATATTGTAAGATCCCTAAAGCATTATTACTATCAGTGTTAGATAGATTACAATTATTTATTGAACCTTACGATAAAAATGGAGCATATTTTAACTTTACCAGAAAAGGTTTAAATATCCATAGTAGAAAAGATGCATCAACTGAAACAATTAATTATATTGAATCACATGAATTTAAGCCATTTACGTGCCTAGTGGATATTCCAATGTTAAAAGAGCAATTACAAGCTTATCCCGAAGATACAGTTAAATTATGGTATGGTGATGATAATGCTATTAAATTAGAATGTGGAAAAGTGATTCAAGTAATTGCATTATTAGAAGATGAAGAAGCTTAATAGCTTCTTTTTTATTTAAAAAATAAAAAACTTTACCTAAAACACTTTACATATTGTTATACATATGTTATACTGTATATGTAGTAAGAAAGAGATACATAAAAAAGAAAGAGGTACATAAAAATGTGGGATTATAAAGGAATTAAAGAAAGATTTAATCAATTACAAAATGCTAGTGATAGCATTAAATATAGAGGGTTGAAAAACCTAGATAAATTAATTTCTATTGAAATTGATGAAGCTGAAACTAGAGAACAAATTAATACACTTCTAACCTATAGAAGAAAAACAAGATTAGCTTTAAAAAAGTTAGTCGCATAATAAAAAGTGAAGCGATAACACTTACAACACTAAATGCTTCAAATAGTAAAGATAGGAGATAAGAAAGATGATTAAACATTATTACATTGAAAACGATAAAAAAGTTTATTTTACAAAGGAACAAGAAGAAGAATTAACATATGGTAGATTAAGCAAGGAGTTAATCGGTAAAGTTGGTTCAACAATATTTTATGATGTCACTTGTAAAGTGAAAATCAATGGAATATTTGAAGATATTGAAGTAACTAATACTAACATGTATCTTCAAAGAGTTATATTAGGTGATTATCAAAATTGCTATGTTTATGTAGATAAACAAGGTAATTATTATATTGAAGAAAATGATAGTACAATTACATATTATTTTGAATACAAGGAAGAATTTATACCTTTAATTCCACTAGCTTGTAAAGATTTAGAAATCATAAATAGAAGATACAACGTAAATTTAGGAGGTAAGAAAGATGATTAAACATTATTACATTGAAAACGATAAAAAAGTTTATTTTAC